GCAGTAGAAACGAACGATAGCAATTTGTTCGGGCGACAGTTCTGTGTCCGGATGGAACGGTAAGTCTTGCATCTTAGGCGCATGCAGCCGGCCGCCGTAGATCTTCAGGCTGGCACTGAGCGGCGCCACTTCAATCAGATCAATGTGGTCACAACCTTTAAGCTTCTTGACCTTGAAGTGCTTCAGCACGTCTTGGCGCTGCATGCCTTCGACGATGATCATGTTCGTCGCTTGCTTCAGTTGCGTATTGGTGCAACCGGCCACCGCCATTGCGGTGATAGGCATGTCGAACGGGATCGAGTTGAAGCCGACGGTGGTAAACGTCTCCATCAGCCAACGCAACTTCTGCACATCCAGCGGGTTGTCTGGTGTGCCTTCGCAATAGATCACTTTGCCGGACTTGTATGAACAGAAGGCCGCCAGAAAATAATTCGGGTAGACCTCTAAGTCGAACAATAGCTCTTCACGGTTGATTGCAGCCGCGAACAACTCTTCCCACGTAAACAGATCGACATTGAAGCGCTGCGCCTCTTCAAGCCCCGGCAGGTAGCCCGCAGCTTCCCAGGTGCGGGCGGGGGGCGTACGCTTTTCGACGACTTTCTTAGCCGCCTTCTCTTTCTCGTGATCGGCCCAGAAAAAGCCGATTGCGTCTTTTCTCACTTCGGCCGCTTGGGGCAGTGTTCTTTATGGCGTCCGTATGAGACGAACTTGAAGGTGCAACCGCACCACGGGCACACGGGTGACGGCTGTTGCACAGGCCGGGGAATGGCTTGTCGAATCATTTGTGAACTCCGATGATGGCGCCACGCAGGCGCGGAGCGAAGAACATGCAAGGGTCGGGGTACGTTGTCCAGTCGATGCGTTCTGCCGTGTCTTCCAGCAGCGCAAGGTATTCGTGACGGTAGATGCCAGCGTTCGCGAACCCAGGAATTTCCACGTACGTGCCCTCGGAGTGGTCAGCATGTGTCGACACAGCACCCTCGTGGAAATAAATGCGGCCGTACTTGTCAAGGAATGGTTTGACCTTGGCGATGGCTGCAAACAGTTCCTTGTCGATCGGTGTGGCGTTAGACTCGCGATCCAAGATCTTCGTGATGTCGGGCCACTCGACGTTCAGCAGTTGCGTGCGAATCCAACGGTCACCCGTGTAGTGGAAAGTGATGCTATTGGCCGCGAACAACGCGCTGACAGGCGCTTCGTCAATGCGAACCATTTCTTGCACGCACTTCATGGGTATGTTGACCACATGGGGCAGCGCGTGGCCGACCCAATATTGCACCGCCATCACGTTGTTCGTCGCAAAGGCGGAACCCTCCTTAAGAAGGATGCCGTTGCTGAAGGCACGGGAAGCGTCGTTGCCGACGAAGGGCGAGCACGCCTTGAATGCTTCTAGCAGCGCCGCGCCGTTGATCTCCACCACATCACCTTCAGGCTCGACATGTGGTGTCACTTGTTCGTCTGGCAGGCACTCGATTAGAGCGCGGAAGGTGCCGCTCTTAATGCTTAGCTTGCCGGCCGGCGTGCGGGCCAGCGTTACCGTCTCGCTGCAATGGCCTATGGCTCGCACCATGGGCTCTGCACGGGGCTTGCACTCCAGATCAAGGGCTATGGGGCTGCACAGCGCAACGACGCCGTTGTAAGCCCGTACGCGGCCCCCGTCGATCGCGAAGTGGGCCATCGACGGAATCAGATCCTTCTTGGACACCGCTCCCATCACAAACTTAAGCTCAGCCAGCACGTTATCTCCAATCTTTCTTTTCGTAATCCCAGAACCTGCGATGGATCGTGACGTTGGTTTTACAGTGCGGGCAGACCGAGATTGACGTCATAGCAAGTATGTCGTGGTCCGGCCCTGGCCTAGCGTCTTTATGATAAACAGGCTTGCCAGTCATCGCGTCGCGTTCGCCAGAAATAGGATTGTCTTGCGTACAGACAAGCATTTCGCCGGCGGCAATGCGGCGTTTCTGTTCGCGGCTGCGGTCCTGAAGTTTTTGTATCTTCAGATCACGCAGTTGCTTATCGGTTTCCATTTCCGTGCCTTTCGTTTGCTTCACGCAGCTCGCGGCAGCAGTCTACGCACCTGTACCGCTGAGTAATCTGGAGAAGCTGCCAGCCAGACGATTCGATCTCAGTTGGCAACATGCCGCGCTTGCACCCATCGTTGCAATAAATCTTCGGGTCGGGCTTGGTGCTGGCGACGATTGGTACGGTGCTCATTTCAGAACAGTTCCTGTTTGACGCGCGTCATCTGCGTGTAGTCGTTCTCAACGTTCATTCGTTTGTTCAACTCGCAGTATGCCCATAAATTGAAGGCCGCCCGCGACTGGTACACCGTAGCAAGACGCTCCCAGTCGTAGCCCTGCTCGGCCAGCTTGGCAATTATGGCTTGGCGCTCCACTTCGCTAAACGTCGTGATGTGTTGGCCGGCGTCGTGCCGGCTGGGCGACTTGTCGCTCACTGCGATCGGGCCCCAGTCAGGTGTCACAATGGTGCCGAACGAGGTCGATTGAATCCACGACGACGAATCGCAGCTCCACCAAGGGTATGACTGCATAATTGGCACGGCTGTGATACCGAACCCATGCACCTTGCAGCGCGGGCGCCCTGCGCCGTCCACAAGGTACCGGTCCCAGATACGGTCCAGCCAATTCATCAGTTGCTTCGAACTGGCACCCACCATACCGCCGAGTGTGATGTACTCGTAGTTTTTGACATAGTGTTCGAGGTACCGTTCGTCTTCGTTGGCATGGAAACAAGGCAGCGGGCGCACGCCCAGGCTTTCCATCCAAAGCTGGTTGCGGTACGTCTCCAATGGGTCGCCAATCGCATCGAGCACGGACGCCATCATCACCCCATCGTCGAAGCGAATGATATCCATGTTGCGCTTGATGTAATCGCAGTACACGCGCACGTCGAGCGCAACGCCTTGGGTGAAGGACGAGAAGGCGCCGGAGTCCAGGAAGATCTTCGCTCCATCTTTTCGCATATCGTCAACGAAACTCTGCTTGCCCACGTAGTGAAACGATTCGAGAATGTGGGGAACACCGTCGACACACTCGCGTTCACGCTCGTTGAAATGCTGGTACTGCCGCTGTCCGGCTCTATAGTTATTCGTGTAGACAGCAGCGCAGTAGAGGTTCATGGCGCCATTTTACCCGCGAGCTGCCGCGAGAAACTCTGCTCTTGTTGCCGGCTCGTTGAGGAACGCACCGCGCAGTGCCGTCGTGATTGTCGCGCTGTTGCCGTTACGCACGCCACGCGATTCCACGCACATATGACGGGCGTTGATGTACACGCCCACGCCGGTCGGCATGAGGTGCTCCATCATCGCATCGGCGATCTGGTTGGTCGCTCTTTCCTGTACTTGCAGCCGGCGCATGAACATCTCGCACAGGCGATCCATCTTTGACAGGCCAACCACACGCCCGTTCGGGATGTACGCGATGGTACATGTTCCGAAGATGGCGGCCATGTGGTGCTCGCAGTGCGAGTAGAACGGGATGTCCTTGCGAATGACCATCTGGTCGCAACCCTCGGCACCGTCCTCAAACGTCTTGAGGATGTCTGCCGCGTTCATGCCGTAGCCGCTTGTCCAGAATTCCCACGCCTTGACCACACGGGCCGGCGTGTCCTTCAGACCACCCCGTTCGGGGTTCTCGCCGCACAGGTGCGCCAGCACGTCATAGATAATCTGCTCATTGACAGTCGGCGGCTTCTCGTACGGTGCGTTCATCAATTGCCTCCAATGTAGATGGCGCTGTTCGCGCCGTGTTCCTTGCATTCAACCGACACCACTCGCACACGACCCTTCTGGTAGCTGCGCAGCCATGTGGTCACGTTGTCGAATACCAGCTTGGCAAAAGCTTCGCACCCCGTGCGCTGAACAGCGACTAACTGAATCATACCGGCGTTGTTCAGCGCCACGAATCGATTCAGTTCAGGATCATCGCACGCAACAAGCACAGTGTGATCAAATAGCCGTTCGATCTCCGTCTTGACAGGCTTCAGTGCGCCAAAGTCCATCACCCACCCATTTTCGTCAAGCTTGTCACAGTCGAACGTGATGGTAAACGCCAGCGCGTACCCATGCAAAAGGTTGCAGTGCGACTGAGCTCGCCACTGGCGGAAGCAGGCGGACAGGCCCAGGTCATGCCCATACGTCTTAGTCGATCTATACATCTTGCTCATCCTGGTAGTTGATCACTTCGGGAAGCCCGTTGATCGCGAACGCCTTCCGACGCATGTAGCACGGCCCACACGACCCGCAGTGCAGCGCCCCGGCCCTGTAGCACGACCACGTCATGTCCATGGGCGCGTCCAACTCGTGCCCCAGTGCGACGATCTCGTGCTTCATCATGTTGCCGACAGGCATCTCGATGCGCATGCGTTTGCCGTCACCCACAGCGAACGGCAGCAGATCGTTCCAGCGGGCAATGAACTCCGGTTCGTTGTCGGGGTACGCCCCGGCTTCTTCCAGGTTGTTCCCCAGCACGATCGTTTCGTAGCCCCTGGCTTCGGCAAATGCGACCGCCATGGCGAGCAGCACCGTATTCCGTGCCGGCACCCACTCGTGCGCGAATTCGGCGCCCGCCTCGCCGCCTGCCACCTTGCTGTCGGGGTCCAGGAGCGGACTGTCTTGCTTGCGGTAAATCGGCAGAGGCACGATGTCGAAGTCAGCCCCCAAGTGCTTTGCCACTTTGCGCACCGCTTCTAGCTCGGGCGTTTGCGCACGCGACCCGTATTGAAAGTGAATCAGGTGAAGCTCATAGCCCCGCTTCTGCATGGCCGCCGCGCTAACCACACTGTCCAGGCCGCCGCTGCACACGACCAGCGCTGTCTTGAGCGATTTGCGGGCTTCGCCGTCAACGACAGGTTCCAGCAGCGCAACGCGTTCGACCGTGCCCGTGCACCCGAACGTCGCCACGCTGTACGGTCGCAGCATCTGCGGAACGTAACCTTGTGGGAATGCACCGCGTTCTGAAGCAAACACAAAGCCGCTTGGCGTCTGCACGTACCAGATAGGGCGGTAGTTACAGGCTGAAAACATGACGCCCGGCAGGCTGTCATGCATCGCAAGGATTGCATACGAACCCTTCAACTTCCGGATCGCACTGGCGAAGGCCGTTGTGTTCGGCGACACGCTTGCCAGCACTTCGACGATAGCCGCGCTGTCGATGCTTGTGGGCACGTCACCCGTACGCAGCTCTTTGTCGTTGGCGATAGTGCCGTTGTGCACAACATGCCAACCACTGTGCGAATACGGCTGCTGATCGAACTCTTGCTTGTCTTGGACAAACTCGGTAGTCGGCTCCGCCCGCTGGTTGCCCACCATGTCAAACGACGTGGTGAACGGCGGGATGTGCGGGTAGATGTCCGGGAAATGCTCGCGCCGAACGACGGACCGTTTCAACCCTATTTTGACGCGGCCTTCGATATCGGTAGTACGAGCCACAAACCCGCGCCCGTCGCGACCCCGGCGCAGGCTGTTACCCCAGGTGACACGCAGCAGCGATTCCAATTCCCAAGGCAGCCCGCTTTGACGGTACAAGACTGCACCAATGATTGAACACATGTGGTGACCTTATTCGAGATTGAGGATCTTGTGTGTCTGAAGCTGAACCGTGAAACGGTCCGGTGCGTTCATAGCGAGGATGACACAGGCTTGACGGTTGCGCTTGTTCAGTGCCTCATCTTGCATGTCGGCCGGCTGCAAGTACACCGGCCCCAGGAAGCCAACAGGCGGCCGGGCGACGTGCGGGTGGGCCGTGTGGCCCAGGGCCAGAATCGGCAGACCGTCGTCATCGTTCACGCTGTCGGCATCGAGAACGTACTTGTACGCGGCCACCAGTGGTTCCAGGTATCGATTGACGCGACCCGTCTTGGGGCTGCATACGATGAAGATCACGTTCTCGTCCGTCAAGTCGGTCGAACAGAGATCTCCGAATACCGGGTTGGGTGGCGGCAACGTGCCATTCGTTTCGATTTGCACCGTGTAGCCTTCGCGCAGAAGGTCGTGGCACAGGCCGTAGATCTTTTGACGGAAAGGCTCGCCGCCCGTGATGACCACAAGTGGTCGCGCTGCCCTGTCGGGTGCCGCGTTGTGTACGCCGGCAATGATGCTGGTCACGCTTCGCTTCTCACGCCCGCTGGTGTAGTCCGTGTCACAGGCTGGACACTGCAAGTTGCAGCCCGCCAAGCGAATGAACACTGCGGGGCGGCCGGTGAAGGGGCCTTCACCTTGCAGGGTGTAGAAGATAGAATGGACATCAAGTACGTCTCCCGACGCGACATCAATGTGTTCCATGGGCTGACTGTTCAGCTGCATGCAGACTCCGATAAGTGGCCGTGAGGCGGGTTGCGGAGCAATCAAAAACAAAGGCGCCGAAGCGCCTTTGCCCTGTTGCGCGGTACCAGTGTACCGCAGGCTCTTAGGCCGTGGCGCCTTGAGCAGCCGGAGCCGGCACCGGGGCGGCAGCGGGCTTGGCGACCGCGCCGGTCAGGCCATGGAACTTCTTCCAGCGCGCGTATTCGGTGCGCATGTTGCCCGCGTTGAGGCTCTGCGGTTCGCCGACCTTCAGCGCGTCACCGATGGTGACCGGCTGGCCCAGGCGCTTCGACTCGGCGTCGAACACGGCCCACGCCTTGCCGCACAGGCCCTCGGGACCCGGCCGGCGGACACCGTTCTGCTCGGGCTGGCGCGCCGCTTCCTTGGCGGCCTTGGCCGCAGCCGCGTCGTCGATCTTCTTCTGCGCCTTGGCGGCCTTCTCATCTTCCTTGGCCTTCTTGGCGGCTTCGGCGTCAGCCTTCTTCTTCGCGATCTCGTCTGCCTTCGCCTTGGCTTCCGCAGCTTTGGCGTCCTTTGCGGCTTGCGCGTCGGCGGCCTTCTTGGTGGCAGCGGCTTCCTTTTCGGCCTTGGCAGCGGCAGCCTTCTCGGCCTTCTCCTTCGCCTTGGCGTCCTTCTCGGCCTGCTTCGCGGCAGCCGCATCGGCCTTGGCTTGCGCGTCGGCTGCGGCCTTCTGGGCGGCCAGTTGTTCGGGGATCGGCTGCGAAGCCGGCGCAGCGGCCTGCGCGTGTTGCGGGTGGTTCATGGTGTTCCTTCGGTTGTGACGTTGCTGCGTCGGTTGAATGCAGGACTCGTACTTTAGGGGTTGGCCTCAGAGTGGGCAACCCCTTTCTTCCATCAAGGCAGACGGGCTTTTTGCCAGTTGCCCAGCGAGGTTGACGACGTTGTTTTCTTGACGTTGTGCTTGGCCTCAAGCTCCGACATCATGGTCTTGCGCAGCGCCAGCACGGTCGGCAGTGCGGTCGGCTTACCAGCAGCTTCCCACATGGCGTCGGCAACCTGCCAAATAATGGCAGTGGTGCCGCCCTGGCGCGGCGCGCTGGGGGCCGCAGCCGGCCGGGGTGCTGGTACGGTACCGACGGCAGGGCGATCGCCCGCTGGCGGGGCTGCCACAGGGCTTGCCGCTGGCTTGGGGGCCTGCGTTGGGATGTGCTTCATGCGCAGCGGCACGTACGTGAACGCTTCTTCCAGCATCTGGGGCTTCATGCTTCCCTTGAGGTATCGGTAATGCCAGTCGTCATTGTCCGCAATGCTATCGGCTTGCATCAAGGCTTCGTACGGATCGGCATCGACTTGCGGCAGGTCGGGCACGTTGTCCATGATGACTTGGATGGTGCCGCCGCGTCCGAAGATGCTGTCGACGCCGAACGTGTTGCGGTACAGCAGTTTGAGCTCGAGGTCAGTGAAGCGAGCATAGGTGTACTGCGAGCAGCCTTCGCCCAGCAGGGTAGCGCACTCGTTGAGCTCGATGTGGCAGAGGCTCGACAGCAGCCGCTGGTTCTCGTGCGCGTATACGAAGCGCATGTTGGTAAGGTCGATGAGGACGTGCATATGGTCACCTCGTGATCTTCAGTTTGTCCGCTTGCACGGGTCGGTGCAGCGCGAAGCCGGTTGCCCGGCCAATTTCGTAGTTTACTTGGCGCGGACTTGGCGACCCTTGATGCCCATAAACTTGCGCCACTGGTAGAACTCGCACGACACGTTGTTCCGGTTCCAGTTGTTGACCGTGGCGATGGTGTCGAGATCGGCGGCGACCGGCATGTGCGTGGCGTGCACCGCGTCCAGGGCGGCCCACACTTGGCCGCACAGGGTGCCTGCGCTCGGTCGCTTCACGCCGTTTTGCTCGGCGCGGTTCTTTTCGATGGTGTAGCCGCGATTGACGTCATCGCGCTTGTAGCCGATGCGCACCTCGCGGCCCGTCGCCATGCTGTAGGTCTTGCCGCAGCCGCCGCAGGTCTGGCTCACGCCCTCGTTGGCGGCGGTTTGCTTGGCGTGGTCGGCACCGCACAGCGGGCACGTATCGCCGGCTTGCACAGCCTTGTCGGTGCGTTCGGCAGGGGCGTCGGGGTCGACCACCTTGCCGTCGCGCACGACGGTGCTGGCAGCCGTGGCAGCGGCGGGCACGGGGGCGCCACCGAGGGCGCTGAACACGCTGAAGCCGCCCATGGCAGCCGGCGCGTCGGGGATGGCGTGCTCGACGCCTTCGGTAGCCGCTTGCACGGTGACCGGCGTGTCAGCTGTAGTGATTGCCGGGGCATTGACCCGCGCTTCGGCGGCAGCCTGCGCAGGCGAAACGTGTGCCTCGATTTCGCGCATGATCGAACGATCCACGGCACCCGCCAGCTTGTCGATCTTGATCGGCTCGCCGGCCTCGTTGGTGTACGTGCCCCATTCGCCGTCGACTTGCGTCAGGTACAGCGGCACATCGTCTTCGGCGACCTTGCTGGTCTTGACCAGAAAACGCTTGGCGTTCGACTTGGCTTGCGGCTTGAAGTGGATGACCGGATGAATCAGGGTTTGCGCTTGAGCTTGCATGGTGGGTACTCCAGTGATTGGCGGGTTACACCGGCAGCGGTTGCAGCCGGATGAGTTGCACTGTATAGAGCTCTTGACAACCACACAAGCCGATATTACAACTTGTTACATCCCGTCTACCTAGAATGGAATATCGTCATCCATCAAGTTGCTGGGCACCTGCGGTGCCGGTGCAGCGTTCGGTACCACTATGTCAACCACCTTGCCGTCGTCTAGCTGCGTGCCGAACGCCGTGCCGTCGAAGCAGTATTCCATGATCTCAGGATATTTCTTGTTGATCCACACCCGCAAGTGCGTCGGCGGTCTTAGCCCGCTGGCAAGTTCGATCGCTTCGCGCGTCTTGCTGGGCACCTGTTCGCTTTCATGCGAACGCTGCTTCCACCATTTCTCGGCCTTCTTACGCGCATAGCCTTGATGTTCGATGCACACGTAATCGTAGAACGCCTTCGTCAACCCGCTGTAGTATGACACCTTCAGCATCTCCGGCGCCCCAGCCTTCATGTGGATGCTAAATGTCATATGGTCAACCGGAAACACTTCGGTGATCGGCAGATCAACCTTGATGAGTTCGGCCGTGCCCGCCGTCTGGTCGAGCTTGTGCATGAAGATGAATTCGTGCTTGCACTCGGGGCAGATCTTGAGTGTTGCGTGGACATATGTCTCACACGAAGGGCACAGCTTGACTGGAGCTTCGCCAGTGCCTTCGCCCTTCTTGCGCGGGATGACGGGGTCGTTGATAGGCCCAAGGCGCAGACTGTTTCGCGCGAAGTCGAGCACAAGGCAGTCTTCCTTTCCTTCCCAGGGGCGTGTCCCCCGCCCCAGCATCTGCACCCACAGCACAGTCGACATGGTGGGCCGCAGCATGACAATCATGTCGATGGCAGGGTAGTTGAAACCGGTTGTGAGCACATTGTTATTGACCACACACCGCACAGCCCCGGCCTTGAAGGCTTTAATGTTGTCGTCCCGCTGCGTGTCCGACATGGGGAACGCTTTGGTATTGCTGTGCACGCAAACGGTGGAGACGTCCATCAAGTTTAGCATATCTGCAATCTTGTGCGCGTGTTCGATGCCGCTGGCAAAGATTAGCCAGTGCTTGCGGTCGTGCCCGTGCTCCATGCACTCGCGCAGTGCAGCTTCTGTCACCTCGTCTTTGTTTACCGCAAGTTCAAGCTTCGCCTTGTTGAACTCGCCAGCAATCAGGCCCACGCCATCGGTGTCGATCAGCGCCTTCATCTGCTTCGGCACCAGCGGCGCAAGGAAGCCTTGTTCAAGCAACCAGTTGAATGCCTTCATGGTTGTCATGTCGAAGCAGACATCTGTGAAAATGCCGTCTTCGGTAATCTTCCCATGCCCCAGCCGGTACGGGGTTGCCGTCAGGCCAATCACCTTCAGCGCCGGGTTGCGTAGCAGCAGCTCTTCAATGAGTGCCTTGTACATCGTCTCTTCGGTAGGATTGACGAGGTGTGCTTCGTCAATGATGATGAGATCAATGCGCCCGAACAAGTGCAGCATCTTCACAATCGAAGCAATGCCGGCGAATGTGATAGGGTAGTACGTCTCTTTCTTGCCGAGGCCGGCACTGAAGATACCGGCCGGGGCCTCGGGCCATAGTTCCTTTAGTTCCGCATGGTTTTGGGCGACCAATTCTTTCACGTGCGTCAGCACTAAAATGCGTTGGCTGGCCCACTGGCGCAGCACAGACATCAAAAACATGGCAATGACCAGCGCCTTGCCCGTGCCCGTGGGCAGCGCAATCACGGGATTACCTTTTTTCTCCCGAAAATAGGCATAGATCGAGTCATGCGCCGCAACTTGATAGTTGCGCGGAACCTTAGTTAGTCCCATCAACGCACCTCGTAGTGGCTGCACCCCTTGAGCTGGGTAGCCTTGTTAATCGGGCCGGGTGCCACCGGATTGACGCACACCCAGGTGCCGTCGGCAACGGGTTCGCTGAACCGGCACGTCCGGCAGTTCACTTCCGGCACCGCCTTCAGGTGGCAGACTGGCTTGTGGTTACACCACTTACACCCGTACCAGCCCGGTGACTCACTCAGCTTCTTAGGCGGATCGGCCATCATGATCACCTGCCGCCCACGCTGCAAGAACTGGTCAGCGAAGTCGGCATCGAGCAGAACGATCTCAGCGTAGATGTCGTCGGTGTTCTTGTTGACGGCCATGTACAGCCCGCACATGATGCCCATCTTGCGCATGTACGTCTGCATCTGCACAAAGTGTTCGAACTTGGCGGCGCGCACGCCTTTGCCGTCGAAGGGCAGTTGCGGTTCGCGCGGGTCGCATAGGCCGGCGTGTACCTTGCGCCAGGATTTGCCAGCGAGTTCATCAAACGACGTTTCACCGTGCGTCTTGAACTCAAGCAAGCTGGGGCCGCCAGGGTTGTCGGGTACGCCGATGCCCACGCCGTCGCCGCTGCCGCCCAGGTGGCCGCCTAGCTCGCTGATGCGGTACTGCTTACCTTCGGCATCCTGCTGGTAGACTTGCACCCCGATCATAAGAAGCAACGCAATGAACCGGGCTTCTTCAAGATGTCCACGGTTGAATAACCGAAGCGTCTTGCCGTTGAACTTGCCCTTGTGGTACCAGTGGAACCCGTACCACAGGTCGCGCGCGCATTCGCCGCCCAGCAGTGAGGCGCCCAGGTGTGACCGAAAACCTTCTTCCGGTTCGTCACGGTAGGCGTCCGACATGTGTGGAAACACCTTGCCTTCAAGACCGCGAAACTTAGCGCCTTGGTCGGCTACGAGCGCCGCTTCGATAGCGGCGAGGGTGTTATTTGCGAGGCGGATGGCTGTCACGGGAGTCCTGACCACATACTTGACGGCGCAACGAATCCTTGTCGCGCACGGAATCTCTGCCGAACCAGAACGCCATGCAGCGTTCGGGTTCGGTCTTGGGTGCCGGGCAAGCGGCCGGCACAGGCTCAGCGAGCCGTTGCTTCCACTGCCCGACAGCGAACCCTAATTCTAGCAGCGCGTACGTATACGCGCACACTGCGATTAGGGCAAATGCAAACGATCTCGACATCGTGCACACGCCTTGTTGACGAGACGCAGCGACGGTTCATCGCAGTGCTCGCATTCGCCGGGTGTACCGGCAGGAATAGCCGCAGCACGTTTTTGCGCTGCGGCTATTTGTGAAGCGAGGACAGGGCCGTTGACCTCTTGGTCGGCCCGATCGTCGACGCTCACGTGGGCGTGGCCTTGTTGAAGTCTTCGGCCGCCTTGTCGGCGCGTGCCAGCGCGTCGGCGTCGCTATACTTGTTCGGGTAGCGCTTGCGGAGCTTGTCGATGTTGTGCTCGAGTGCGGCCTCGAACTTGACCTCGTAGATCTCGCTCAGGTAGGCCAGCGACGTGATGAACAGCGCGAGGTTCTGCTTCAGCTTCTCCTCGTTGAGCGTCTTGCTGTAGATTGCATTTGCCTTGATGATCGTGAGGATCTCGCCGCTGAATGCGACGGCGCACTCGTGCACGGCGACGGGGCTGCGGGTGCTGGATGCCTTGAACAGCGGGTAGCTGAGGTCGCGGATGGCCTGCTGGTCCCACACGATCAGCTCGTGGAACTGCCAGCCCAGGTGCGCGCACGCGAGCTGTGCGTACCACGCGGCGTCGCCGATCTCTTCCTGGATGTTGGACAGGCCGCCAGTACCCGAATGGGTGGCGGTCTCGAGATCCATCCAGATGCCGTTGACCGTCTCGGCCAGTTCGCCGATCTCGCTGCCGATGCCCAGCGCAGCGTGGATCAGGTTCATTTCCAGAGACGGAAACATCTTGGCCGTGCGCATGGCAAGCGGCTGGTATTCGTGAAACTTCATGTTGATGTCTTTCGAAGTACAGATGAATTCGGGGCGCAAGGCCCCGGCACGTTCGAACGCTGACGCGGCCGACTTACAGCAGGTTGCGCAGGCGTTGCAGGAACCCGTGATACACGGCCACTTCGTAGTGACCGAACTGGCTCAGGTGTTGCTCCATCTCGTCCAGCACATCGTGGCCGGCGTGACGCACCTTGGTTTCGACGGCGTTCGCCGCATCCTTGCCGTCGGACTCGACGGTACCGGCCAGCTTGTCCGCATCGGCCTTGATGTCGGCCAGCGTCTTGTCAACGATGGTGCCGCCCTTCGGTTCGTTCTTGCTCTGCGTGTCTTCCTGGCCCTTGCCAGCGTTCGGATCTTGCTCGTCCATGTTGGACTCCTTAAAGTTGAGGAAAGAACCCGGCCGAAGCCGGGTAGCACGGCGTCAGCCCCAGGGCGGCGGCTGGTTCGCGGCCGGGTTGCCGCCGGGTTGCGGCTGTGCGAACTGCTGTTGCGGCTGTTGGACCGGTTGCTGCGGGGGCTGCCACGGCTGGCCGCCCTGGGGCTGTTGCCACTGCTGACCCTGGGCGGGCTGCTGGGGCTGTTGCGGCGGCTGGTAGCTGGGTTGCCCTTGAGCCGGTTGCTGCGGGGGCGCATAGCCTTGCTGCGGGGCCGGCTGGCCGCCCTGTGCGGGTGCCCAGTTGCCCGTCTGTGCCGGGGGCGGGAAGTTGGCAGGCATGCCGGGGTTGACAGCCTGACCGGCCGCAGCAGCGCCATTGACAGCCGTCTGGTCATTGACGTTGCGATACGCGGAGATCTCGTTGTTCGCTTCGTACTCGCCGGTTGCCGGGCGAACCTTGAGCTTCAGCTTCAGCGGGCGGCCGTGCAGCATGTCGGTAGACTGCACCAGCCCGACAGCGCCGACAGCATGGCAGATGGCGGCGAGATCCTTGTATGCAATCTCGACCGCCTGCGGATTGTTGTTCTTCACGTTTAGACGCGCGAACACCTTGCGGCCCTTGTACTGGCCGTCGAGAATGTCGAAGCGCAGCTCGAGATACATGCCGCTGCCGTCCTTGGTGGGCTTGGAATCGGACTGATCCATTGCCGCGATATACCAGCCGGCAGGCATGGCGTCCATGACGCCAGTCGACGGGACGACAGACGTACTGTCGAAGTTGATTACGACGCCCATGGGGCATTCTCCTTTTTCTAGGGCTTAAGAGCGGTGCCCATGACTTACCGCATTTTGATTCAAGTGCGCGTGTACAGATCGATTCCGCACGTCGTGTACAAGGCGTGCGCAAACGCGTTCCAGGCATTGTTGGGCGGGGTCGGCAATGCCACCTCGCCCATGATGCCGAAGCGATTGCCCGCCGTGTACGACGGCGTACGGGACAGGGCCAGCATACGACCCTTGTTTTGCGAAGTGGCACGAGTCATGCCCTTCTTGTCATCGCTGCTGATCAGAAAGACGGGTTCGTACAGGAAGCCAATCACATCAGCCCACTGCGTCATCAGTTCCCTCTTGCCGTACGTCTTGCTATTCTTCGGGCTGTGCAACAGCAGGTCCCAGCTGTCATACTCGCCGGCCGTCGGATCAGACACCTTGTTCGAGAAGACGTGGCAGGTGAAGACGGTGTTGATGCCAGCGTAGACTGCTAGTTGGTCAAGTGTCTTCAGTACCGTGTCGAAAATCGTGTTCGACAGCGTGTACGCCTTGCCGTAGCCACCGTGAGCGCTTTCCATCGTGCTCGTCTTGGTCTTGGCCGTGTCGATGCGCAGCACGTAGTCGTGAATCATGCGCTCGAGGGCCGTGGCGCTGTCAAAGGCGATGGTACGGTATGCGAACTGGCCGCGCTGGGCCATGGTCGTCACTTCCTGCAGAAACAGCATGAAGTCTTCGTACGTCTGGATCATCGGGGTCTTGTCACAGGTAAGACCTGCGTAGCCGACTTCCAACGGTACCAACAGAACACCCGGCGCACCGGCGCAGAACGTCGACTTGCCCATCTTTTCGAGACCCGCAACGACGACGCGAATACCGGCACGGGAAGGACCCCTTGTGACTTGCTGAAGGAAGCTCATGTGGTCAGCCTTGCAGATCGATGTTGAGATGGGCGCCGCACGCGGGGCACTGGCCTTCGCCGTGAACGTGCTCGATGATGGGCATTGCCTTGTTGCCTTTGAGGGGAGTCATTTCACCCCGCAGCTCCTCGATCATGCGCTGCACGATGGGTGAAGGATATGGAAACGCATGCTCAGCTTCGCGCACCAGCTCTTGCCGGGTCATGGTACCCGCAAGCATGGGGCGGCGGGTGGCGGTCAGAATCGCTTTCATGACATGTCGCTCTCTGCCCGCAGGCTTTGGAACGTGGGGAAGCGCGGCTTGTCCTTCTTGCCGTGGGCGAATGTCTTAAACTTGATTACCTTGCCGACAATCTCGCCGGGGTGAGCCAAGTAGTGTAGCCGCTCGGCATGGGTCATGCAGCCGGCAGCCACCGTGATGTCCTGTCCCGTCTTCAAGTCCTTGCACAGCAGCGCACCGACTTGGCCGTTCGGAATCATGTTGTCCTGGTGCGAGCTGCGTTCGGTCTGCCCCAGCTCATTGACCGTAGCCGGATTGCCGTTCATGTTGCCTTCGACCAGCGCGGTCACCGTAGCCTCTTCCTCGCTAAACCGCTTGATACGCGACAGGTTGGACTCGGTCGGCGTGCATCGACCAGACTTGTACTGGGCGTAAGGATTGCGAAGGATAGATCCTTCGTATCCTAGCTCGAGGTATTGCGCGTCAATAGCTTCGATGTCGTCGACGTTATATGCCACCTTGTACGGCACCAGCCGCAAACGTGACCACAGCAACGGTTCGTTCACTTGCAGCGTCGCCATCCGGTCTTGCAGCCGCGCGTACCGTTCGCAGTAGGACAGTTCTGCGCCATCCAGTTGAATGAAATCGAACAGCCACCACAGCGAGTAGGGCTCGCCTTCGATGGTACCGACCGCGCTGGTTGTGCGCCGGCACAGGTCCGGAGCGGTCTCTGACCAGCTTGCCAGTTCGCCGTCCATGCCCAGCGTGAGGTCGTGCGTGAAGAACCCCGTAGTGAACTTGTTCTTGTGCCGCTTGAACGAACGGCCCGTCAGCACACCCTTGAAGTTGAGGGCACGGACGCCGTCGATCTTCGGCTGCACCCACTGCGGAAAACAGAGCTTCTTCGCGTCCCAGTCACAGGCGAGCATGGGCTTCTGCCTGTCGAAGAACGCCTGTTCAAATGGGCTCATTACTGGCCTCCTGGCTTGCCGCTGCGTCGTCGAACGCCTGTTGCTGCACCGATCGCGGCGCGAGCTGGCCGGCGCGCGCCATGCGGCCACGGTTGAGGAAAGTGATGAGCGCCGCAGCCTGCATATCGTTCAGTGGCACCCGCTCAGCAAAGCACGGCAGCATGTACAGATGCGACGGCGCCTGCCGCCCTCTGAACGTGGACGTTGCCACGCGTTCTCGCATGCCACCGTGCAGCAGGGCCAGCGTGCGGGCATCACTGAGCCCTGTAGGCAGCGGCGCGCGGGCACGCTGCATGCGCTCGAACATCGCCTTCGACTTAGCGATGACCGCCTGGGCTGCCGCGTTGCGGCGCGCCAGCTCTTCGGGGGCAACGTTGCGGATGTCGTCTGGTTCCATGCTTTACATCAGTAGAAAGAGAACCAGCATAACCGAACCGCCGATCCAGTGGCCGGTGCTGAAAAGGATGACGCTCGTCGTCACGTAGACGACTGCTGATATCTTGGCTGTCATTGCGCGATAAATTCCTGGTAGATCTTCATCAGGCCCGGCAGGTGCGGTTCGATGAGCTCGAACGTGCCTTTGGCGTACGCTTGCGCTTCCACCTGGGCGTGGCTGTGGTAACGAAGCCGCAGGAAACTGAACATCAGGTTCCGTAGGTTCATCTTCATCATCCAGTGCGTGTAGTGGTTGACGTGAAGGAACATGCGGGCATGCTCCGGTGCCACGCCGCGAGCCAACGCCATCTTGTACAGCGCATACCCGTTCTCGCAGTCCATGTTGAGCTCTTGGCGGAACCAGCCCTGCGTGACTTCGTCCAGGTTGTCTTCCTGGCCTTGCTTGGCGTTTGGTGCCTTGCCGCCCACGACGGCCGGGATGTACCACTGCTCAGGAAGCGTGATGTACCGGCCGCTGGCCTCGTTGATCGTCTGGGTGCGCTGGCGCACGAACTGGCGGGCCACGAAGATCGGCAGCTTCATCTCGAGCCACACTTCGATGATCTCGAACGGCGTGTCGTGGTGGTGCTGCGCGAGGTAGCGCGTCAGCTTCATCTCGGCGTCGTAGCCGCGCTCCTGGTCCTGGCCTTCGAACGACAGGCGAGCCGCGTTGGCGACGTCGGTGTCGTCAGCGTCGAAGGGGCGAAGCATTGGACGCTGGTCAAGGCTTGCAATATTGATGTCCCAGTGACGCCGCGTCGGCCCGGCGAGGTTGCGCAGCTTGACGAAACCGTGGTCTAGGACGGCGATCTGGTTAGGGTTGGCGTGGATCACTTGAGTTCCTTGAGTTCTTCAACAGCGGCGCCGATGGCTTTGCCGAGTTCGTGTTCACGCAAGCGAAGGTAGCCTTGTGCGTGGTCCAGTTGCGTGCCGCCCATGCCTTCGGCAAGGTCTTCTGCAACCTCACGCGACAGATGATAATAATCGACTGCCCGGCACAGTACGGCAGCGAGAAGGAATCCAAGACGATTGCTGCCCATCTCACCACCCTCCGCCACTGGTGTCACAGCCACCACTACTGGAGCCAAAGTCGATGCCGGAACTGGTGTCGGGCGGCGGTGCGGCGCAGTAGTCGGAGGCGGCGGGGGCAGGCGGTGCATAGCTTTGTTCCAATGCGGCGTACAGCGGGCTAATGGGATTGAGAGGCGACTCGATGTCCGTCAGCGGGTTGTACGGGGCCGGGCTGAAGGTAGTGCGACGGTCGTCTGCCACACGCCGGCCCGTGCGCCCTGGCTGCATGTTGGGCACCAGCCGGCGCGGCTGGGCTTCTTCGGCGCGCGGCGCCGGGTCTTTCCAACTCGGATCAGGTTGGTAAAGCCCAGTCGGTGCCATCACAAGCGGCTTGGGCATCTGGCCGCGCCACGGATTGGCTTTGGGCGGCTGCGACAGGCTGTCCACGAACGCTTCGACGGGCGACTTGCGCTTGCTGAACAGCCGCTTGATCCATCCGAACATGTCAGGCTCCTTGCGCTTCGAGCGCAATGCGTTCCAGCGTGTCGCAGGCATCGAACAGATCGCTGCCGGCTTCCGGATCGCAGTTGAGGGAACGGTCGAACACGCGCTTGACGCGTGCGATGTCTTCGGCACCCGTCACGGCGATCAGGACCGCGTGCTGGCCGGCAGGGTTGGACTTGGGGTCCAGATGGGTGACTTCGATACTCACAGCTGGATCCCCGGCACGGGCGGGTTGTTGACCACACCCGTCGCCTGCGCGGCGGCCAGCGAAGCGATCGCTTCTTGCTTCTTCTTTTCGGCGGCCGGAAGTTCGATTTCCAGCTGCGGCGACTCGGGCTTGATGGTCAGGCACTGGTCGAAGACCTGTTGCTGTTCGGCCGTCAGGGTGTTGTACACCTTCTTCTCGAGCTCCCACTTCTGGCGGATGCACGCTGCGGCGCCAATGCCGGCCTCGCGGAACTTGTCGGCCATGGCCTGGAACATGCCGTAGTCCACTTCACGCTTGATGGTGTTGGTGAACTTGAGCTGCCACCCATTGTTGAGCGGGAACTTGTTGGTGCCTTCCTTGGGGGTGGGGAAGAACGACGCGACCAACCGTGCACGCAGTTCCTTCTCCTGAAGGATGAGAGCCGTGGGCGTCAGCCGCGCGATCTCCACCTTGAGGGCTTGCCACCGCTTCAAGTCTTCCAGCGTGGCCGGGGGTTGCCGAGGGATGTCAACCATCTGATTCTCCGTATTGCTCACCGGGTGCTCCTGTGTGGTGTAGCCGTTAGGTTAACTTAACAGCCACACCGAGTCAATGCTTCCTGTACGCCTTTGAAAGTTCAAGTATGCGGTACGCCTTGCCGCTAAACCCGTATTCGGACGCAAGCTTGTCCTTGCTGATCTCCCCCAGGTACCCACTGTCGACCATGTTGCGCAGCGCTTCGTCAAGTGCGCGGATGGCGCCTAGCGGATGCTGCACAAACGAAGGCGTCTTCTGGCTCCGGATCTGGAGGTACTTGCGCGGGATGATGCCGTTCGCTTTCAGCGCCTTGGGGACGTTGTAGCTGTCGGGGACTTCTTGAGTGAGGTAGTCACTGAAGTACGTTTGGAGCTTCTGTTCGCGGCTGTGGTCACTGATGCCGACATCGCCTTCGTTAAGGCGCCGCGTCATGATGGCAATGTCGTTGCGGATGGCTTGCAAAGCCCATTGCACATGGTGTATTTCAATTCTAGGAAACGCAGGGTTGTCCGGAATTGCAACCAGTGCAGCCAGTCGCATCATCTTCAGGTGCGCCCGGTTCCACATCTGTCGATGCGGCTCGTTGGTGCGCGTGCTGTTGATCTGCATGTCGCACTCGAGGTTGAATGCGTGCATGGCTTCAACCGCCGCATCGGCGGCGCTGAGTAACTGGCACCCGTGCGACCGGTCAACTGCGGCTCCGACTAGCGTTGCCAAGTGATTAGCGACGTCGACCGACATAAAGTTGACTGGGTTGTAGTTGATGGGTGGCCGGTCCCCATCGTACTCAACGATCAGGAAGCGCGACAAGAACCCGTCAGCCATCATGCTTTCGGTCAATGACTCGTAGAACGTGCTGGGTGTGGTCTCGCCAATCATGCTATAGGCCACACCGTTCACACTCGCGACGTTCTTTTCCTTATCGCTATACGCCATGCCGCCGACGATTGAGCCGAACGCAGACTTCTGGTATAGGTCAGTCATCACTGTACGCAACGACGACAACGGCCCACTCGTTTTGTTCTCGTCGCCAGCCATGGCCGCCAGCGTCTTACCCCATTCACCGCTTACGTTAACGAACGACGTTTTCATTGCCACAGCCTTAGTGAGCGCTGGGCCGCTGACGAACTTGCTAAAGTCTACGAAGTCTTGGACTTTTGGTTGCCCCATCTGCGACAACTGCGCAATGATCTTGCTCACCCCGCTGTGCATGGCTTCCTTGCCCACCGCACTACGGGCCACCAAGACGACGTACATATTAAGGCCAGAACCGGGGATGTTGTATGCGCGCCCCAGAATCCCAGCCAGCAGGCCGATAGCGGCCACGATGGACACCTCACGCACAGGGCGCGGGCTGCTGTGGTAAATGAACTGTGCCAGTTGACCCATAAGTCCGGGCGGCCAATCGAGCGCAACGGCCCCCGCTTCGGACTGCCCTGCCTGCGCAGCGTGCCCCATTGCCTGTACTACCCCAGCAACCCCCGCAGCCGGGGCACCAGCAGGCGCCAAGCTCGCTATCAACGCCTGTGCCTGGGCCTGCCCGTGCTCACTCGCTACACGCTCGCGTTCCTGGCGCGCACGGATAATCTTCAACGTGCGGTCAATGTACTTGTCGTTCTTGTTGATCTTGTTGTTCTTGCGCGTGTCCTTGCCCAACGCGGTCATGCGGAACAACCGGCGCACTTGTGAGTTCGCTGCGCTCTTGTAGCACAGCATGGACAGCAGGGCTAGGTCGGCTTCGGACCCACTGGGAAAGCCCATGCCCTGCCAATCGCCCTTGCACAGTTCGACATACTTGTCGCCGTTCGACTGTGCCGTAAGCGACTCAACGACATCCGAGTCCGTGAGCTCTTCATCAAGCTCAACCAACTCGATCTTGTCGTCCTGTTGCGCATCGCGTATGCGGTTAACCAGCGCCAGCACCATCTGGCACACCGTCTCGTCCGCCCGAATAGGCTTGTCGAGCACGATGTCGCCCGTGCACACCAGAAAGCGCTCCTGGCAGTAGACTTCAACAAACTCGCGCTTGACGCCCTGGCCGAAGCCCGGCGCCTTGACCCAGATGTGCAAGCCCTGGCCCGACTGCGAGCGTTCGGTGTAGGACTCGAACGTCCCCATGATCATTGCGTGGCCCTGCACCACCTCCGAAGGCGTCCACTTGGCCGGGTCAGCACAGTTGGTCTGGTTCTTGACGTCCAAGTCAATGCAGACAAACGGGTCGTCCGCAGACACGCAATAGCCGATGGCTAGGCCGTAGTGCAGCGCCGCGCCGCACGCTACGTCAAACGACAGCCAGTTGGCAGGCGCGTGCGCATCGCAGCGCACCGGGCGCCCTGCCGCATCCAATCCTGTCGGAACCTTGAGGTCACCCTGTGCATCCGGCGTAGCGAGCAACCATTGCGCCCGCGCCTTCAACTCTTCAGGTAGCCGGCCCCATTGCGGGGGTCGTTTCATGCCGGCACTGCGCTCCGACGACGGTGCAACACCAGCTTCCACGCGTCGATGTACGGTTGCAGCGGCCCGCGTTCCCAGATATAGAGCTGGCCGTCGTTGACCACAATGGCATTGGGCAACAGCCCTTGCTTGCGGGCATACAGCAACCCGGTGCGCGACACGCCGACTTCCTGCATGAGGGCGGTGCTTGTGATGTACACACTATCGAAATGAGCTTGCGCAGGATTGGTAGACATACGGATGCCAGATATGAGCGCGGGAGGTGCAGTGTAAGCGTAAGCCTACAAAAGTCACAATAGGGACGCTATGCGGGCCGCCTGGGGGCTACAGGTGCAGGGTCGCACGTTTCGCGCATCAACTGGGCTTGGGATTCGCGCATGCGGTAGTCGTGATCGACTTTGGCTTGTTGATGTCGTGCACGGCGTTCCTGGCACGCCTTCACGTACTGGTCGTATGTTTCCTTGTACGACAACGCCCTATCTACCTTTTGTTGCTGAACAGCGTCACGCAGCAATTGGTTCGTGTATTTGGTGGCCTGTTCAGCAGTAGCCTCGGATTCATGCCAATAGTGCAACATCTTGTCCACCGTATCGCAGATGTCGTAAGGCCCTTGGCCGTGCTGGGTGCCGGCGAGCTGAATGATATTATCGAAGTTAATATACGGGTAGCGCAACAGCGTATTGCGGAGAGCAGACATGAACAGTTGATCGGCAACGAGTGCCGTATTACGTTCCATATCTTGCTGGCGCAGCAATGCGAAGTTGGAATTGTCCGCATTTTGCTCAGGGGTGAAATTGGGGGTCCAGCCGATTTGTTGGTGGAAAGGCAAGCGAGTGCGCATGATAAGAACCAAGTGATTGAAGTGGGTGTTTATGTTAGCACGGGAATGAGCAGACTAATGTTGATAAATGGGTAGGGAGGGGCCTAGGCCGGGGATATATAATGGGTAAAACCGAGCATTAGCGTACTAAACAGGCCGAAAATAGCAGAAAGTAGTGCGTTGCCTATATCATACTAAGATACCCATACAGGGAGAGGGGGGTGCACACCCCAATCTCTCTCTGGCTATCAGCCTCTCTATACTTGTAAAAAAAATAATAATTTACTATATACAGTACACAACCCATAGGCATCTGCCGATTAGCCTGCTGGTAGCCGCATAGCACATTGGTTCCACTCGACCGACATGACGATCGTCTAGCCACCGCTGCGCCAGCACAGCCCGCCGCATGCATGTGGTCAGCAAAAAGCCGCCCGAAGGCGGCCTTGCATTAGTAGTCGACCCAAGTGGTCTACAGATGATCGTCATGGGCCTTCAACTGGCGTGCCGCGATTACCGCGCACACGATCCAGTCAGCCGGCTGCGGCGGCACGAAGGTCGTATCGCCAGCGAGCTCAGCTTCGGCTTTCTGAAACTCTTGCACGAACGATACGGCTGCCGCGTACTCGGTAGGGTTGGGCAACGCAAAGGGCTTCCCCTGCGCATAGCCGTCGGCATGACCAGCTTTCCAGCCAGCAAGCCATGCGTCGTGCCAGCCTTGCACAAAGCCCTTGCGTTCGGCCTTCTTAAGACGTCTTCGATAGCTATTGCCGCTCATGTTTGCTCCTGGTTGTCCAGCAACTGTACCACAGCTTGATGCCGGCACAACGCCTGAACGACCGATACACCGTGGTCACAGCAACCAACCAGGAGCCACTCCATGCCCCGCCGCTTCACCAAGGTCCACACTGCCAACGGATACGCCGCGATGGGCAAGTCCTTGCGCCGCCCGCATATCGCCGGCGCCGGCAAGTCGAAGGGCGACATCAAGGCCGCTATCGAAGCCGAGCGCAGGAAGGCTTCGCGCATGGCGCAGGCCAGCAAGAAGAAGTAGTCAGCCTGCCGCCGTCAAGTTGCACCGTACTGCTAACCGGCTTACAGTGCAACCAACACGAAGCGCAAGGCGAGTGTCCACTAGGCGGCTATGCACCGTGGTGGGTACTCGGCAAGCCGAAGGGCATTCGCCTTGCACTTCAACAGAACATAACCAGCACCATCGCACAACAGCCCGTAGGCTTGGCGCCGCAGCCTTCACAGGATGCACGCCCGGCCAGCTCGTCACGGGACACCCCGCCCAGGGGTAGGTGACCATCACAAATCTGGGACATCGCATCATACGTGGGCCATGCTTGCACATGTCCTGCGACCTGCCTATGCAAGTAGGCCGCGCATGGTGGCGCAAGTCACACGTCACAGGGCAATGCCGAGTATGCGCCGGCTACGAAGCGCCCTGTGACACCCGCTCTTTCACAATTCGAGAAGATTGAATGCTTTAGCAGGGCGCTTCGCGCTCTGTAAGTGGTCGTCGTGGCATGCAAGGTAGATTAACCGGAAGTACACCGGCCAAGCTGCCGGCATGATTCTGGAGGAGGCGCTCAGGTCAGTCGCTTGGCTGCGTAGATGGTACCAATCTGCGTATGCGACAAGAGGCGTTCTGCTAAAGCATTCATTGAACGTTACGGTGGGCGGCTTGCCCGCACCCAGTGATGGGCACGGCAGCGCCAAGGGTGGGCTGTCCACCGTAACATTTATGCGAGCACTGCATCTGAACCTGCGTTACCGAGCGCGTGGAATCTCCAATCCTGAGAGGGATCGAGTTGCCACCATGCGTCACGGGCTGGGCGGTGCTCGCGCCAAATTAGTCCGCCTACAGGCCACCGGGTTATGCGTGGTAGGTTCGTGCGGACAAAAGCGGTCGAGAAGCAGAATCCGCCGAACGACGCCGGCCGCAACCGGCACCGATGTGTCGCGCCCTTGAGGAAGGCGCGTAATAGGCCGCCTCGCCGTGGACGTAAGTCGCACGGAGAAGGCCATCCAATTTCGTCGAGCGGTGCAATGGTGCGCCGAGTGGTCGAACGCAGGCATCTGTCAGAAGGCATGCGTTCGGCGTAGCTGTAGGGCTGGCAGCCTTGTGCGCAAGCACCAACAGTCCATTCAACACTCGCGGCAGGTTCGATTCCTGCGCTCGACACCTTACAAACCGCAAGGCCACCGCGTCAAGTGTGGTCACAACTCCCTAGCTAGGAACCTGAAATGAAACTTTCCCTCCTCATCGTGGCGGCACTCACCAGCGTCGCCAGTGGCGTCACCACGGCCAGCTTCAACGCCACGGTCGTGGACAGCGAAGGCGCACAGCACACCGGCACCGTCTCCGCCAGCACCCTGACGCCAAACCCGGACGGTTCGTCCACGCTCGTGACGACGCTGGTCTTCGCAGACGACATCCCGGTCGGCGGCTTCACGGGTTCGGTCCAGACCGTCGACAGCACGGGCGCGGCGCTGGGCGCGGCGGTCAGCTACAGCGGCACCGTCTCAGCACCCGCCCCCAGCCCGACGCCGGTGCCGCCCCCGGCCAACATGCAGCCCGTCGCGCAGACGGTGACCGTCCAGGTCGGCTGACGCGGCCATGGCACACGACCTCGCAATGGTCGGGTTGGGCATGGCAATCATGTTCGGCTGGACCGAAGCGGTTGCATGGCTGGCCCGGCGCAAGCGACGTCGGCGTGTCAATTGGCAGCCAGTCGTATCAGCGGTGCGCGTGAGTACCAAGTAACAGAAAGGGCGCCTTGAGCGCCCTTTATTTTTGACATCAAAGTATCAAGCCCTTGCGTCAAAGGCCATAATGCGCTAGTCACACAACCCAGGTGCATCATGCTCACTTCTGACAATCTGCTTCGCATCGCGGTTGCAAATGCCGATGGCAGCCCTGTGAACTTTGCCGGCCTGACACCCAACGCGAATCAGCTGGCTCTGGGGCCACGAGCTGAATTCTATGACCCCAACGCTTCGCCGCGCGTCATTTACCGCGTCAATAAGGCTGGCACAGGGTTTGAAACGGCTGCGGGGGGCGGCGGTATCACCGCTCTTAGCCAAGCCAGCGACTACAATGCAAACTTGGTGACGCCGCTGGCGGCGGTCACTGCGACGGCCAATGCAGCGCTGCCCGCCAGTCAGAAGGGCGTCGCCAACGGTGTTGCGGGGCTCGACGGTACCGGAAAGGTTCCTGTCGCCCAGCTTCCGGCCGCGATCGTCGGCGCGCTGAACTACCAGGGCACGTACAACGCCACCACGAACACGCCTGCCATCGTGGCCGGCAACAAGGGCTTCTTCTGGACTGTCGCTACGGCTGGCACATCGCTGGGCATCAACTGGCTCGTCGGCGACAAGGTCGTCGACAACGGCACGTCCATCGAGAAGATCGACGGCAACACGGGCGAAGTCATCACTGTCGGCGGCCAGTCGCCGAACGCTAGCGGCAACGTCTCGCTCGCACTCGCGAACCTGAGCGACGGCGCGACTCAGCAGGCCGCGATCACGGCAGCCGCGAACGGCGTCACTACGCTGACGGCGGCAGCGACGGTGCAGGCCGACAACGCCCAGACCGGCACGACCTACACGTTCGCGCTCACCGACGCCGGCCAGCAGGTCGACCTGAACAACGCCTCGGCAATCGCGGCCACGATCCCGCCGCACTCGTCGGTTGCGTTTCCCGCGGGAACGCTCCTGTACTGGTCTCAGGTCGGCGCTGGCGTCGTCACGATCACAGCAGGCGCGGGCGTGACGTTCACCAAACCGAGCAGCCGTTCGTACTCCACTTCGGCTCAACTCGAAGGCGGCTACGCCTATCAGGTGTCGCAAGACAACTGGCGCATCTACAATAACTGAGGAGAATCGAATGCGCCCAGCACTCCACGCGCGGCAACGGGTCAGTAAGGCGGTCTCAGTCGCCTTCCCGACGCTAAGCAATCCGCCCGTCCTCCTCTTCGGGGACTCGCTCGCTGCACACGAGCACCAGAACATCGCGATGAACAGCGCCGTCTTCACGCGAGACGGCACGACGAACATCGGGCGCATCACCACCAGCAGCAACCCAATCTCGAACTCGCTGTGGGGCACGCCGCGCGTGCAGTTGGTCAACCTGTCCGACACCACGATGGAGGTGCAGGGCCGTAATAACTATGCGGACTCTGGCGCCGGCAGCACGACCGTCAGCATCCACACGCGGCAGTCCGACGCGGTTGCCACAGGTGTTCCGACGTTCAACCCAACGACGGCGGCCAGCGGCGTCACGCAGACGATCAGCAACGGCACGATCATCAACCTCGAGCGCAAGAGCCATCGGGGTGTTGCACATGCTTGGAATGCACTGGCCGGCGGTGGCATGGACATCATCGGCAACCTGGGGCATCCGGGCGCGCTCGCCTCTGGCATGGGCGCGGAACTCGCCTACGCCAAGCAGTTGCTCGCGCTGTACACGAACCCGGTCGTAGCACTTCGTCTCGGCATCAACGACATCAAGGGCGGTGCGACCCCGAACACCACGTTCACTGCTGCGAAAGTGATTCTCGACGGGCTGACCGGGCTGGACGGCAACGGCGGCAACGCCTTCGTCGTCCTGTATTCCTGCACGGCGGTCGGCTCGGTGCAGTCCGGCTACGCCACGCTCAACGAGCAGGTCATCGGCAAGTGCGCCACGTCCGCTGCGCCCACCGTGCTGAACGTCGACTCGACTCAGTACACGGTCGGCGGCGTCCTGCAGCACACCTACAACTACCAGCTCTACCAGTACGCCCTCGCGAATCCGGGCAAAGTCATCTTCGTTGATGCCACGTCGTGCGACTACAACTTCACGCACACGTGCATGTTCGATGCGACGTATCCCGATGCGGGTGGCTACCCCCACACGGCTGACGGTACGCACATCCTGACCAACGGCGCGCTCCTCAATGGTGCCCAGGTCAATAGCGCAACGTCTTCGAAGATCAGCTTCCCGCTGATCGTTCCGCGCAGCGCGTCTGATGCGACGACGCCCGGAGGTCACACGCGCCTGCTGAATAAGGGGCCGTGGGTCGGGACAACGGTCACGACGGGCTTCTTGACCGGCGGTTCGGCCAGCACCACGCTACCCAAGGGAGGCACAGGCGGCCAGCCTTCGGGTTGGGCCTGTGGACGGACGTCAGGCAGCGGAACGATGGCCGTGTCCGTCTATGACGGCGGAGACGCCTCGACGAACGGCTACTGGGTCAACATGGAGTGCACCGCGGGTGCAGCCAATGACATTGTCGCTGCGTATCCCTGCGGCGCTGGCGGCGTCAGCCCAGCGTCCCTCGGGGTTGCCGCGACAGACACGAGCGAGCTTGAGCTCGTGTTCGAACTCAGGTGGGACAACGTACACGCGGCAGGCGTCGAACTTGTCCAGGCCTATTTCCCCACCAACAGCGGTGGCGCGTACGGCCTCGCGACGAGCGGAGAGGAACTGGAAAGCGTCGGCATCCTGCCCGACGTCGTGGCGGCTGGCACTCGGTTCATCCGTACAGGCCGACTGCAAATGAGCAGTGCCAGCATCACCGCCGTCGTCCCGCAAATCCTGGTCAAGTTCGGCAGCATCACCGGCGTGACGTGCAACGTCGGCGTTCGGTGCGTCGGCATCATCAAGTATTGATCCCACATGAACACGCTCTCCGCTCGCTGGTGATGACGAAATAGTCTGACATACGCCGTACGAAGGCCAGTCCGCATACACTGTGGGCTGGCCTTTTCGTTTATGCGGGTGCAAAGCCCGAGGAGATACTAGATGATGAAGTCTTGCGATTCTTGTCAAGCTGTCTGGGAAGGCGGCCAGCCGTCAACCTGTACGTGTGATTTCGATCCGTCGTGTGGTGCGGCAGCCATTCAACCTACCATCGCCGGCCAAATGCGTGCCTTGCGCTGCATCGAAGCCCTGGCCGAACTGGTGCGCCTGAAGCACATGAAGCAGCATTGCGAAGCCATGCAAGCTGCCGGCACCATGCTCGAACAAGACTATGCACTGAAAGCCGAATACGAAGCCGGCAAGGACAAGGCGTGGCAGGCCGCGTTCGATGCGCTGGAGGGCGAGTAACATGAAGACTTCAACGTTCATGTCCTTTACTTGCATCGTGGTGCCGTTTGGCTGCGCAGGGATTGGGCTAGCTATTCTTATGGCACCACCACCCCACACCCAGGCCACACAGACCGCCTACGCCCTGTCCAACTGGGCTAAGGATTGCGACCCCAACGACTTGCACTACGGGCAGACCGGCGATGGGCAAGGCCAGCGGGCGTTCATCGTCACGTGCACGGCGAAGGGGCGATGATGGCAAGCGGCGCTAAAGCCCGTCTGGTGCCCTGGCGGCCCGGCCAGTGGGTCGTGATTACGCTGTCGGTGTACGAAGCTCGCTTGTTCCAGACCATGCACATCACTCCGCTGGTGCACGAAGCTGTCAATATTATTATGCGGGCGCACTGGTCCAGCTTGACCGAAATGCGATTGCGAAAGGCGTAGGACAAATGAACTTCGTCAACACGTTCACAAACGTCGACGAGTGGCCAACCTGGGCAGACGTCGGCAAGCGCATTCGCGTGCTGTTCGGCAGCAAGGCCATCGAAGGTGAACTTGAGATGGATTCTGTGTTCGAGTGCGAACCAATCTACGAAGTTGAAGACGCCAATGGTGCCAAGCACCGTATGGACGATGCCGACGCTTGGGAGTTTATTTGATGGCCCGCAGTCTCATTGACCTCTGCAACGACATCATATACGAAGCGGGCAGGCCCCAGGTACGCCCGTTCCGCATCAAGTCAATCGCTACGGAGATTCGACGGAAGTACGGCAGCATGACTGACGCACAGCAGGCGCCAGATCCGGCACACTGCGAGCATCCCGGTTGGGCGCAGACTCCTATGACCACAGGTGACGGCACGCCAATCAACTTCTGCAACCTCTGCAAGTGCAATCAACTAGCATGAACCGCGTCAAAGTAATGGAGCTGCGCACCGCGTGGTATCCGCTGTACCAAGGCCAGAAGGTCATCTCGATCTACCCCGACAGCCAACAGATGCCGGCGATGTCGCTCAAGGATCGTGTTGTCAGCATGAATCTGAAGCGCCTGGACCTCGAAGTGCGCACGGCCCGCGAGATGCAGCAAGGCTACGCGATCGACACGCACTACGCCATCACTCCGGATCTCGAGCAAGTGGCGCGCGACTTGCATCGCCTTGAACGCGAGCACATGCAGCGCACCATTGAGCATCACTCGACGCAAGCGCACATGTACAAAACACGGCTGGAAGACAAGGACGCGCACATCGCCAAGTTCAACGCGGCGCCGTGGTGGCAGCGCGCGTGGATCGCGATAACGAGGGAGCTATAATGGCCGAACCAGTCATGCCGTTCCGCATCCGCGCCAAGGTGAAGATTCCGAACACCGAAGGTTATACCGACGTCGATTACCACGAGCTAGCGCACGACGCAATGGAGGCGGCCGAGTTCTTTCTGAAGGAATGCCGTCGTATCAAGTCAGTGCCCATGCAGTTCAGCGTTCAGCCGGGGTTATGATGGCAAACGGTTTCAACCCCTACGGCATGATCCCGTGCCCGTTCTGTGGAAGCGGTAAGGTCACAACGCAGGAAGGCAAGTGCTACGGTGCGGCCCCGCTGTTTCGCGGCAAGTGCGAAGACTGCGGCGCCAACGGCCCGCGCGACATGGACCTTCTCGAAGCCATCCACAAGTGGAACATGAGGGCGCGCAATGGACAGACCTGACCCGCAAGCTATCAGGATGGCGATTACACGCAATGCCGAAGTCATTGAGGCACTTGCGGCCCGCAAAGGCCCCCTGTACGCTTTGCGGGTGGACATGTTCGTGGCCTGTACCAAGATGCAAGTCGAGTGCTTTGGGTCCAATCGAGACCTTGCCCTCAACTTCGCAAAGCTCATGCTCGAGGCGTTCGAGATCACGGACGATCAGAAGTGTGAATTCATCGACAACGCGGAAGCCATCAGAAAGGCGCAATCGGTATGAGATTCGAACTGAAGCAAGACCCGGCACCGTTCCAAGACGTTTGGGACGGCAAGATGCTGTATCAACTGCGTGTTGACGACCGAAAGCGGGCGCCGGGCGAAGGCATCGGCTACATGGTCGGCGACGAGCTATTGCTGCGCGAGACGAGCCACACCGGCGAGGTCATGCACCTGATGAACTACAGCGTCGACTATACGGGCCGCGAAGTGCTCTGTGTGGTCACGCAGAAGCTCACGGGCTACGGCCTGCAAGAAGGCTGGTGTTCGCTCGGCATCAAGCGTCTGGAGCTGCGCGGACGGATGTTCATGGACATCGAGACGATCAAGGCTGACCAGCCGAAGGATCCGGTGCGGCATGAGCACGTCAAGACGCGCGACCCGTTGTACAAGGCCGTCGCGGAATCTGCGTTTGCCGGCACGCCGATGGCTGACCACACGCATACGGCCGGCGTCGGCGTCAATAAGACCGCTACTGCGCTGGCTGTTGCTTGGGACGGCGAGGGTATGCCGTATTGTTTTGCGCACGGTAGGAACACGCATGTTGTGGACTGCAAGACATGCGAAACGACTCTTCACGCGCGGTGCAGCATGGCCGAACAAGCGAAGGTACGGGCGAAGGAATTTGATGCCGAGGACATGCTGACGAAGCGCCCTTTCAGCCACTACTTTCGCCCCTGCCCCTACGACGGCATCGACGTGTATCGCACGCTCGAGATCTTCGGCGTTACCAGCCCGGCCATCCAGCACGCGATCAAGAAGCTGCTGGTTCCCGGCCGTCGTGGCAGCAAGGACGTGCGCAAGGACTTGAGCGAAGCGGTCGTCAGCATCAACCGCGCCATCGAAATGATGGACGAGGACAAGCTGGACTGAAGCACGGCGGATGCGCTACAGTGGGTGCATCCGCAATCAAAAGGTAATCACTATGGAACGCGTAATCAGTAGTTGGTCCAAGGTATACAACGGGTTCAAATTCCGTCTGTTGTCGAATGGTATCGATCTCATTCTCGAGCGCCTCGACGGTGCTGGTGTTCTCGCCCGTTGTGCGGCCGACAGCATCATGGCTTCCGAATGGAAGCGATCCGCAGGTTTCCAAGGAGATTGACATGATCCGTCAATCTATCATCGTCCCCGTGCTCGCCTTCGCGTGCTTCGTGCTGCTGATGTTCGTCTGCGGGTACGCCTCGCAGAAGCTGGAAGCGCGCAAGCAAGCACAGTGCTTCCAGTTCAACGACGACCAGCGGCGGTACGCTTGCCTGCGGAGAGTGTGATGGATGCATGGCCGCCGATGCTCAAGTTCCGGTCCAGCTTCGAACACGCGGTACGGGTGGCCCAGGACCAAATGGAGATCGAGCATCACGCGTTCGAAATGAACCGTAAACTCGACTGGCTGAACGTCGAGATGCAACGCGAGATCCTGAAGCTGTTGCTCGAAGTTGAACGTGTGCCGGCAGATGCCTACCCGTTCAAGCCGGGCGGCCCGATGGCGCAAGCCTTCCGCATTCACATCGGCAAGGCACAGACCGATGCCGACCGTGCTGCACGCAAGTCACCCGTCGTGCACGTGACGTACATTGACAGAGGAGTCGTCAAATGAAACGCATGGTACTCGGCTTCGCCTTCAACCCGCTCGACAACACCGTCTTGCTGATACTCAAGGCGCGGCCCGACTGGCAGGCCGGCAAGCTCAACGGGGTGGGCGGCAAGCGGGAATGTGATGGCGCCTTGGGATGGGAAGACCCTTTCATGGCAATGGCACGTGAGTTCCATGAAGAAACCGGCTGCGCAACACCGGATTTCTGCTGGGACCGCGTTGGCCGGATGATACGAGACGACCCGAAAGAACCTTGGGACATTGACGTCTTCAAAACCGAAGGCTGTGTCTGGCCCGATCTGAATCTAAACCAGACCGACGAGCCCCTAGAATGGGCGAAGGTGGATACCCTGACGGCGCTTGCGCAGCAGGGCGCATGCCTTGAAAATATCCCGGTGCTGGTGGCGCTGTGCCTGCTTCCGCCGGCTGCACCTTCGAATCGCCGCCCGGATTTCGTGCTGCGTTACTGAGGCACAATAAATCCAGGAGGTTTTATGTTTCGTCCCGGTACCATCGCCGTCATCCTTTTCTCGGCTGCCTTGTTTTTCGTGGTGCGCCAGTTTCTCATCAAATGGGGTCTGGTCGATCGCCGTCGTAGCAGCATGACGCACGGCGACTTCGGTCTGCAGAAACTGTTCGCATGGGGCGCGTACTTCGTGCTGTGGATCGTCCCGTCTTTCATCGCGTGGAACCTGCTCGAGCTGGCACGTGACTTCGGGTGGCTGCGTTGAGCACGCTGTCTAAGGACGTCGAAACCCTGGCCGCCCTGCCGCGCTGGGACTTGACCACACCGTTGCATGTGGTCAATAGGTTTGACGTGCTCAAGTACAGCATCTTGAGCACTATCGCCAGCCAAGAAAGCTGGATGCGCGACGTCATTCGTAACCTGTATGTGATGGCGGATTTTGAAAGCGGCTCAGGCCCCTTTGACGAACCTACTGCTGTTGAGCGGGCGCGTACACTGCTGGCGCAGGTCGGCGTTACCGGCCCGCTCAACCAACTTGGAGAAGCAGATGAATCAGTTCGAAGGTAAGGCGCGCGGATTCGCGGCCATGAACAAGGACCGCCAGCGCGAGATCGCTCGGCAAGGTGGGCGCGCTTCTCACCTCAGCGGCATGGGCCACCAGTTCACGAGCGAAGAAGCCAGCGCGGCGGCCAAGCTGGGTCACGCCAAGCGCAAGGCGCGCAAGCAACTGGCAACCGGCTAACTCGCCCGGCACGGCCCCTGGCGGGCCGCTGGCCGCGTTTTTCACCGCCGCTCAATGGCTGGGTAGCTTGGGCGGCCCGCAAAGGCCCATTTCATGCAATCAAAAAAGGGCTCGTTTGTTGAGGCTCTCACTGGCACGCTGATTGGCCTGTGCTACGCCATGCCGCTTAACTACATCATCTGTTCGCTCAACGGGTTCCCGCTGAGCTTCAAGAACAACGCCATTCTGACGTTCTGGATGACCATTGCCAGCGTTGTGCGCACGTACGTGCTGCGTCGGTTCTTCAACTGGCTGCCGCGCTGGTGGCGTCACTTCAGGTGCCGGCAGCATTCGTTCGGCGTCATCGACACGCAGCAAGGCGACCTCGTCATGCAATGCCGGCACTGCGAGAAGATTGTCATTCACAGAAGCACGGAGTGATAATGCCGTTCGAAGAATTCAAATGCGACGATCCGCACCGCGTGGTGTGGGCGCTGCGTGCACTGGCCGATGCTATCGAGTCCGGCAAGGTTGAATACCACAGCCACGACATCGCCGGCGGCCACCCTACTCAACCGGAACTGGCAGAGCTTACCCTCTACCTTAAAAGCAATGTCAAACCAAGTCATGACCGCCGCTGAAGTCTGCGAACAGCAGGGTTACTCGTTTGCGTACAAGGGCCTTGTGCACAGCGGTACGAAGCTTTACGTCGAAGGGTGTGAACGGCGCCGGTACGAAGACTCGTTCTTCTGCTCGCGTTGCCTGCGCCAGGAATACCGCAACCCGCGCGAGATCGGCTACATGCATCATGCGCCTGTCAATGGAAGTATGCCGAAATAATGGTCCACGCACAAAACAAAGGTAAGCAAGGTGAACGAGATGTGGCGAACATGCTGCGTCACGAGATCTATCTGCTCATGCACAAACACCAGTACGACGGCGAAACGATGGTCGCCTTGCACCAGCTCGTACAACGCAACCAGAACCAGTCGGCCGTCGGCGGCGGCGACATTAGCTGCTTCGGGTTGGCCTTCGAAGTCAAGCGGCAGGAGACACTCGCTATCCCTGAATGGTGGCGGCAGGCGTGCGCCAGCGCCGAACGCAACAACGAAGAGCCGATCCTCATCTATCGCCAGAATAACAAGGCGTGGCATGTGGTCATGAACACTTTCATCCCGATGGGCAACCAGCGCATGCAGCAGGTCCGCGCCACCATCGATATCGAAGCATTCAAGATCTGGTTCTCGAACTGGGCTGAATACAAAATCGCCGCTGGAGAGATTGACCGCATTTGATGGTTTAGACCATCAAGGTTCGTCGCCTATACTCCTGATCAGTTGAGTATAGGAGTCTGACGTGTATTCGCAATGGCAGGCGCAGCACATGGCGCCCCAACTAACGCAAGCTGAACGGGAGTTCCGCGATCGTTTCGTGAGCGAATACCTGTTGGACTATAGCCCGGTCGAAGCGTGTATTCGGCTGGGCTTTGCCAAGGAATACGCGAACGAGTACAGTCATACCTACATGCTCGACGGGTATGTGCAGCGCGAAATCAAGCGCCGCGAGCTCGAAGAGAATGTCGCGAATGTGAATACCGACGAGGCGCTGCGCAAGCGTATCAAGGCATCCTTATTCCGCGAAGCGCACAACCAGTTTGCCAAGCCTAGCTCACGCGTGGCGGCACTCAAGGTGCTGGCCGACATCTACGGCATGAACGCGCCGGTGAAAACCGAAAGCACTGTGCGCGTCGAAAGCAATGTCAAATTCTATCTGCCCGACAACGGACGTGATCGCAAAGCACCTCTTGCAGATATCGTTGAGGATGCCGTGCAGACCCCGCCTGAGGCTATTGAAGACGCAGTGGTATCGACGGCGCTTGCCGCGATCACCTTTCCTGCAAGGGATGATTCACATGCATGATATGACCACAATGACTCTGCTTCAGGTGTCGGCAGTAGTGGAAGGCAGCGAACGACTGGCGGATGAGATTGGCCGGGCTGGTGTCACCCCGCAGCGATTCACAGAGGTTGTGAAGGAAGCGTTGGACAAACGACTGAAAGAGTTGCGGTCGATTCCCAACATCACCGACGTGTCATACGCACCCATTCTGCGGCGCCGGCAGATCGTGTACGGGCGCTTGTCCGCGCTGGTAACTACGTACAACGCCATCAATGGGCGCAGCCGGTGACGCATGGTAGTTGCGCCTGAAGAAGTTGCGGCGCCTGTACGCAGCCCCACTTCGGCGGCAGCCAAGCAGACCGCCGAACTAATTATCATTCGACCCCAGGAAGGGCCGCAAGAGCAGTTTCTAGCCTCAGCCGCGGATCTTGTCATCTACGGAGGGGCTGCTGGCGGGGGTAAGTCGTGGGCGCTTCTGATGGAGCCGTTGCGGCACATCACATCCAACCCCGAGTTCAATGCGGTATTCTTCCGCCGCACCACCCCGCAGATCACTAACCCTGGCGGCCTGTGGGATGAGTCGAAGAAGCTCTACAACCTAATCAACGGCACACCGCGCGAAGGCGACCATACGTGGCGCTGGGAAAAGGGTGGATACATTAAGATGTCCCACCTCGAGCATGAGAACACTGTGCAGCAGTGGCAGGGCTCGCAGATCCCGCTAATCATGTTTGACGAACTGACTCACTTCACAGAGTACCAGTTCTTTTACATGATGACCCGGAACCGCAGCATGTGCGGTGTCAAGCCTTACATTCGCGCGACGTGCAATCCTGATGCCGAATCGTGGGTTGCCAAGTTTATCGCATGGTGGATTGACCAAGAAACCGGCCTGCCGATAGAAGCCCGGAGTGGCGTGCTGCGCTACTTCGTTCGCATCGGCGAAGAGATTTATTGGGGCGACAGCAAGCAAGAGCTAATCGACAAGCACGGTAGGCCCGAGCTTGCAGACGACCACGAAGATCAAGTCCGCCCCAAGTCGCTAACATTTATCCCGGCCAAGCTAAGCGACAACAAAGCGCTGATGGCGGCTGACCCGGATTACAAGGCTAACTTGATGGCCCAGTCTCGCGTCGAACGCGAGCGCCTGCTGGGTGGCAACTGGAAGGTTGTCAAGGGTAACGGCATGTATTTTAAGCGGACCGATGTCCGCATCATTCAGACCATGCCGCCCCGCGACGAGATTGCCAAGATCGTTCGTGGCTGGGACTTGGCTGCCACCGAAGAAAGCGAAGCCGCAAAGGACCCCGACTGGACGGCAGGGGTGAAGCTGGCGCAGCTGAAGAACGGACGGTTTGTGGTCATGCATGTGGCACACGAGCGCAAGCGTGCGCACGATGTCCGCAAGATGATCAAGAACATCGCAAGCACGGACGGCATCGGGTGCAAGATTGGATTGTGTCAAGACCCCGGCCAAGCCGGTAAAGATCAGGCGGAAAGCTATGCAACATTCCTCGCCGGCTATATCACAGATATTGAACGTGCTTCTGGCGACAAAGAGGTCCGAGCAGATCCTTTCGCGGCGGTATGGCAGGCAGGAGCCGTTGACTTGCTGGAAGGGCCGTGGAACGACGCGTACCTCAGCGAGCTGGAAGCGTTTGGAACTGGCACTGCGCATGATGACCAAGTTGACGCATCCGCAGAAGCCTTCCGACTGCTAGTCAAATCAAACTTGAGCACTTGGGCCGCCCTGGCAAAGCGCTAGGGCCATAATGCTCGGATAACCTGGGTCTAGCTATGACAACTCAAAAACCGCCCCGTTCGAAGTCCGTGGCACGCGCTGCCAAGACTGCGCTTCGAACCGACGACGCTGCGCGCAAGAAGTCGCTCGACAGTTTTCAGAACCTGCCGCAGAACTTTGGGGTAGGGGCAAACAATCCCATGTCGACGGCGACCTATGGGTTCAACCCCATCACGCGCAATCGCACATTGCTGGAATGGGCGTACCGGGGTAGTTGGATGGCTGGTGCGGTCATCGATTCAGTTGCCGACGACATGACCCGCGAAGGCATCGAATTCAAGGGTGACGTTGACGCCGAAGACCAGGAGCAGCTGACGCAGGCCGGAACGTCGATGGGCATCTGGAACGCCATCAATGACGGTGTGCGCTGGAGCAGACTGTACGGCGGCGCCATTGTGGTCATGTTGATCGATGGGCAGGACCCGGCTACGCCGCTGCGCTTGCAGTCGATTCGCAAGGGGCAGTTCCGCGGCCTGATCACGCTCGACCGTTGGATGGTTGAACCGTCCTTGAACGATCTCGTGACCGAGATGGGGCCGCACCTCGGGCTCCCTAAGTTCTACTCCGTGACCGCGCAGGCGCCCGCGCTGTCCATGATGCGTATCCACTACAGCCGAGTCATTCGGTTGGAAGGGATCCGGTTGCCGTACTGGCAGCGCATCATGGAAAACATGTGGGGCATCTCGGTGCTCGAACGCATGTATGATCGCATGGTGGCGTTCGACAGCGCCACCACCGGGGCCGCGCAGTTGGTGTACAAGGCGTACATTCGCACGTACAAGGTCGAAAACATGCGCGAGCTTGTTGCGGCCGGTGGCGATGCATATGCCGGCTTCATCAAGTACATCGAAATGATGCGGTCGCTGCAAGGTGTCGAAGGTATGACCGTCATGGACTCGAAAGACGAGTTTGAAGGCGTGTCTCACACGGCATTCAGCGGCCTTGCTGACATCCTGGGGTCGTTCAGCGAACAAGTTTCCGCAGCGGCCGAGATCCCGCTGGTGCGCCTGTTCGGCCAGTCACCCAAGGGCTTCAACACCGGCGAAACAGACGTTCGCAATTACTACGACCGAGTTCACCAGAAGCAGATCCGCGACTTGCATGTCGGCGTGAACATGATCTACCACGTCATGGCACTGTCGGAGGGTGTGAGCCTGCACAAGTCGGTCAGCATCAAGTTCAAGCCGCTGTGGCAGATGAGCGCCAAGGAGAAGGCAGAGATCGCGAGCAGCATCACCAGCGCCGTGACGAGCGCCGAAGGCGTCGGGCTGGTTGACAAACCGACTGCACTGCGCGAACTGAAGCGGTCGGCGGAAGAGACTGGCGTGTGGGGTGCAATTACCGACAAGCTGATCACCGAGGCCGAGAACGAGCCGCCGCCGCTGCCTGAAGATGGCGTGCCTGAAGATGGCGTGCCTGGGGCGCCCGGCGCGGCGGCTGCCGGGGCTACGGGCACCACTAAGGTAGCCCCGGTGCAGGGCAAGGCCGCAGGCCCCAGCAAGCCCGCCAGCGCCGATCCTGGGGCCGCTGGTAGCGAGTAATGCGCAGCACCCGCGACGACTACGCCAGCGCCGCGCTGAGGGCCGAGGCCCACAAGCGGTTCAAGCTGGCTGAACGCTTGGAAAGCGAATACATGCGCTCGTTGCGCATGCTCGCGAAACAGATTGACCACATTGTCAAGGGTATGGCGCCGGGAGGCGTTGTCGAGGATTCGCACGAGCTCCAGCGCGTGCTACGGTCTTACGGCACTGCTATTAGGCCCTGGGCTACGTCTGTGGCGGCCAAGATGGTAAACCGCATTGCCGAGGTTGATGATAACAGGTGGTTCAAGCTGTCTGGGCAGATGGGCGATGCACTGAAGCGCGAACTGCGCACGGCGCCGACCGGGCAGTGGCTGCGGCGGTACCTTGAAGAGAACGTTAATCTCATCACGTCGCTGCCTGAAGACGCTGCGACCCGAGTGCATGACCTTACGTTCGGTGCCCTAGCAACCGGGCGACGTGCAGAAGAGATCCAGAAGGACATTCTCGAAACTGGCGATGTGACTCTCAGTCGCGCCCGCCTCATTGCCCGTACCGAGGTGGCACGCACCGCCAGCGGCCTCGTTCAATCAAGGTGCCTTCATGTCGGCGTCACACACTACGTCTGGCGTACCAGCATGGACGCCACCGTGCGCGAATCACACAAAGCCATGAATGGCAAGGTGATTGCGTGGGACACGATGCCGACGCTTGAAGACGGATCGGTCACGCACGCCGGGCAGATTTATAACTGCCGCTGCTATCCAGTACCTGTGCTGCCAGATCTTGAATAACTTTGCAGCATTGACTTAAGTTTGATGTTGTATCAAGGTGCGGGTCATTGTTGATAATTACGGGCCATGCAGCCGACTCCGCAAATCGACCCCCTTTCGTTGCTGCTAATCGTCTTCACGGCCATGCTGGGCGCGCAATATGCCCCAGCGGCAACGGTGTACTTCGTGATTCTGATGGGTTCGTTTGTCGGCTTGATGATTGGAGTCAGGCGCCGGCAACCCACCAGTAGATTCTCTACCCTGGCATACAGCATTATCACGCTGACGACTTCACTGTTCATGACGGTGTTCGTTGCTCAGTATATCGGCCCACACCTAGAAGCGGGCAAGATTGATTGGCTGTACTTCCCCATCTCGCTTGTAACCACTGCGTTCGGCGAGGTGTGGATGGAGAAGTTGCAAAACTTGACCGGGATGTTGTTCGGCCTGTTTTCCAAGGAACAGAAATGACCGCCTACCTCCATTGCGTCCCGTGCATGCTGCACATGGCGCTATGCTTGCTCGTTATGTGGTGCACGCTGTGCCGCCTGAATTACATGTCGCGGCAAACACCCCATGTGGTTACGCTGGGATACTTCGCGCTGGGCGCGACGGCAAGCCTGCTCCTATTCGTTCACACGCAGGTATGGGTGTTTGCAATTCTGATTTTGATGTTGGGATGGTTTTTGCTCACATCGAAGACTTGGAATACGTGCCGGAGCATGCAAACCTGATAATATAGGTTGATGAAAAGGAGTTGAGTAATCACCCCTTACAATCCGGCCATCCGCTCAAACCCGATATTCACCTAGCATACCACAGAGGTCCAAATGCGCAACATGATTTCCAAGCTCGCCATGATGTTGACGATGGCGCTTGCCGTCGCATCGGCCGCCGTGTGCGCGCAGACTCTGCCGTATCAGAACCCGACGTACCTGCCGAACTCGGTGCTGGCGCCGGTCACGCTGTCGGCGCCCGGCACGGTCACGTTCACGTCTTCCGGCAGTGGCGTGATGACGCTGCGGGTGAGCGGTACCTGTACCGCCCTGGCAGCCACCGTGCAGGCGTCCAACGACAACGGTGCCAACTACACGGTGATCAACATCTACCCCGTTGCCAGCTACAGCGGCGCCGCAACGGCGGCCAGTGCGGTCGCTGCGACCGGCTTCTGGAAAGCCAACGTGTCGGGCTACACCACGGTCAAGGTAAGCGTGACGGCACTGACAGCTTCCTGCGTGTTCGCGCTGGTCGGTGCACCGTACGATTTCGTGACGGCCTTTTAAGGCAGCCATGACGCAGCGGGGAACGTTCTACACGGTCGAGAAGATCGGGCCAAACCGGGAAAAGACCCCCGAAGGCTTTCTCCTCTGCAAGAACGTTCCCATTGCCCGCACGGGCATGATGATCTACGGGCCGGATGAGACTCCGGTCAAAGGTGGCCCTGACGGCATCACCAGAATTTTCCGGGACGACAAGGAAGTCTTTCGCCCCGAGACGATTGCCAGCGGTAACGGCAAGTCGGTATGTGACACGCATCCTGAAGATGACGTGCTGCCGGCGACCTGGAAAGAGCTGACGATCGGCACGATGTTCAACGTGCGCCGGGGAGAAGGTAACGAAGACGACCTTCTCCTGGCCGATCTGCTGATCACCGACGCGGTCGGAATTGCGCTGGTCGAAGCTGGCAAAGCCGAGGTCAGCCTCGGATACGACGCAGATTACGTCGAAGTCGAACCCGGTATTGGCCGGCAAGAGAACATCTATATCAACCACGTCGCAGTGGTGGACGAAGGACGCTGCGGCCCCCGCTGCGCGATCCGTGACCACAAGACGATCAACCTGGATGACGACATGAGCAAGACCCGCGATGCCAAGACTGCTGTCAAGACCGCCACGGTGCGTGACAAGCTGAGCGAATTCTTCACCAAGGCTTTCAAGGCTAAGGACGCCGCCGAGGTGGAAAAGCTGGTCGAAGACGCTGCCGCCGAGATGGAAGAAGGCGCCAGCACGGGTGACACCCATGTCCACGTCCACGCCGCCGATGGTGACGACGAAGAACGCTGGAAGCAGAACGACGCCGAACATGCCGAACTGCGCGAGCGCATCGCCGCGCTCGAGGCGCACATCGCCGGCAAGGGTGGCGCCAAGGACGGCAAGGGCAAGGACACCGGCGAAGGCAATCCGAACCCGGACAAGAACACCCAGGGCAAACAAGGGCACAACCCCGGCACCCTGGACGAGTCCGCCGAAGAGAAGGAAAAGCGCGAGAAGGAAGAGGCCGACAAGAAGGCCAAGGATGCGAAGGACGAAGAGACCCGCGCCGACGAAATGGCCCTGGACGAAGTTCCGGAAGACCTCAAGGAAGAGGTCCAGAAGAACAAGGACAAGGCTCGCGACAGCGCGTTCATGCAAGACACCGTCCGCGACGTCTTCAGCATGGGTGAAATCCTCGCCCCCGGCATCTCCTTCCCCACGTTTGACGCGGCGGCCCGCCCCGGTGCCACGGCGAAGACTCTCTGCTCCTTCCGCCGCAAGGCCCTGGACAGCGCCTACACGTTCCCCGAAACGCGCACCCTGATCGACACCATCCTGGCCGGCAAGCGCCTGGACACGAGCAAGATGACCTGCGACGCCGCACGCACCCTGTTCAACTCTGCCGCCGCCATGAAGCAGCAGCAGAACAACGGCAAGGCCGCCACGCGAGCCACCAACGACGCGAGCCACCAGCACGCGCAAGGTGTGGTCACGCTGGCAGACCTCAATCGCAAAAACGCCGAGCACTGGGCGGCCAAGCACTGAACCCACACAACCCTGATTCCAGTTGGAGCAAGCAACATGAACCGCATTCGCAGCAAGACCCGTGACGCCGCTTTCCAGTTCCGCATGGGTGCGGGCTTCCCGGGCGACGTCAACCGCACGCACCCGGCGACCATCGAGCCGGCGATGAACGACAGCACGAACCCCATCGCGGCGCCGGGCCTTGCCTGTCTCGTGAACACGGCGGCGAACACGGTTCGCGGCATCGAGTCCACGGACACGGCGATCACCGAGATCTACGGCGTGTCCGTTCGCCCGTACCCCTTCCAGGTGGCGGCGGCCAGCAACTACGGTGCACAGTCCTTCGGCACCGGCAGCTTCGCCGGCGGCCAACTGCTGGACGTACTGCGTCGCGGCTACATCATGGTGCAGATCCCCGCCACGCAGGCGGTGACCAAGGGTGGCGCCGTGTTCCTGTGGGTTGCGGCTTCCAGCGGCGCGCACATCCAGGGCTCGTTCGAGAACGCTGCCACGGGTGGTTCCACCGCCACGCTGTCCGCGAGCTACACGTTCAACGGCCCCGCGGATGCCACCGGCATCACGGAACTCTGCTGCAAGGTCTGATCGGTACCTGACGGGGCCGAAAGGTAAACACCTCAACTTCATACGAGAGAACTGACATGAACCAAGTCCTGATTCCGCCCCGTCGCTTCCGCGCCAAGACGCGCGACAGCTTCACGTTCGACAGCGCGTTTCGCACCATCGACGCGGCGGGCAACCAGCTCGGCCGCAAGCTCGAGCATGCGTTCAAGACGCACGATGGCAAGCGCACGGTGGACTCCACCGGCGCCTTCATGGTGGGCGAGCTGGAACGCCTGGACATGACGCTGCACGAGCCGCTGGCCGCCGTGACGTGGTCGCGCGACATCGACCTGCGCGAAGACGTGACCATTGCCGACGAGGTGTCCAGCTTCACTCTGTCCACCTTCGGCAGCGCCGGCTCTACCGGCTCGGGCAACGGCATCGGCAACGGCAAGGCGTGGATCGGCAAGAACACCGATCAGGTGACGGGTGTGTCGGCGGACATCGCCAAGATCCCGCATCAACTGCGCCCGTGGGCCATGGAGCTCAAGTACACCATCCTGGAACTCGAGTCGGCGGCCAAGCTGGGCCGCCCGATCGACCAGCAGAAGTACGAGGGCCTCCAGCTCAAGCACCAGATGGACATCGACGAGCAGGTGTACATCGGCGACACCGGCACGGGCGACACCGGTCTGGTGAACAACTCGCTGGTCACCAACGTGTCCAACCTGCCGAACGGCGCCTCGGGTTTCTCGCAGTGGTCCAAGAAGACCGCCGACGAGATCCTGGCCGACGTCAATACGATGCTGACCAGCGTCTGGCAAGCGGCGGCCTGGGCCGTCATGCCGGACCGCCTGCTCCTGCCGCCGGCCCAGTTCGGCTATATCAGCACGCAGAAGGTCTCGTCGGCCGGTAACGTGTCCATCCTGCGGTACATCATGGAGAACAACCTCCTGACGACCTCGGGCAAGGGCCAGCTGACCATCCTGCCGGTCAAGTGGTGCATCGGCTCGGGCGTCGGTGGTACCATTGGCACCACGGGTACGGTCGATCGTGCGGTCGTGTACGTCAAGGACAAGAAGCGCGTGCGCTTCCCCATGACGCTTCTCAACCGCACGCCGATCCAATACGACTCGATCTACCACAAGACGACGTACTTCTGTCGTCTGGGCGCGGTCGAAGTCGTGTACCCGGAAGTCGTCGGCTACTTCGACGGTCTGTGATTACAGCCGGCGACTAGCCGGTTCACAGCAGCCAAAACGGCGGGCAAGCGCCCGCCGTTTTCACATGGAGTAGAAAATGCCCGAAGCCAACAAAGCCCCCGCCCCCTGGGACAACCCCGGTACCCTGCCGACCGATGCCGCACAGCAAGCGGCGGCCGAAGAGCAAGCCCGCCAAGCGGCGGCGCTTGCGGCCAGCACCCAAGGTGCCACCACGCCCGCGATCGGCGCCGCAAGCCCCGATTCCTCGGCTGCCAGCGGTACCGCCGTGGCCCTGGCCGGTGCAGTCCCCGAGGTTGCCAGCGACGTCACGGTGACGGTTACCGTGAAGAAGCCCTTCACGCTGCGCCTGTCGACCACTGACGGTACGACCATCACGCATCACGAATTCCCGTACAAGGCGGGTGTTCAGGAGATGCTGCTGTCGCACGCCGAGCACTGGTGGGCAAAGGCGAACGGCGTCGAAGTGTACAAGAAGTCTTAATCACAGGAGATCGCCATGCCGCTCGAACAAGGTAAGTCCGAAGCCGCTTTCGGCCAGAACGTGAAGACCGAGATGGCTGCGGGCAAGCCGCAGAAACAGGCAGTGGCGATCGCCTACAGCGAACAACGGGCAGCCGACGAACGCACCGGGCGAGTCGACTGCATTGGCGGCATGGACGCGAAAGCGCTCAACGCAGCACACGACAAGTTCTGGGGAACGAAATGAGCGACAAGTATTTCAAGGCTGCCGTTCGTGTCGTGGACATGAATGCACCGGCCGTTGATGCCGAACGTCAGCACGATTACGGTCTCGCAGCGAGCGGCCAGATTGTGCTGCGAGCAGGACAGCAGATTGCGAATTTGGCGCGCGAGATGGACCGGCAAGACATCGAAGCCATCAAGAAGCAAATCGACATCATCAAGTCGGAGTGCACTGCGATGGCGGCCAACGTCAAGCTCGTCAAACCTATCGGCGAACGCTGAAGCATAGGAGCCGTTATGGGAAAAGTCCACATTCACGTGCACAAGCGCACGGCTGACGCTCAGTTAGACCCGAAGCAACGTGAGATTGCTATCAAGGATTTCCTAATCAAGACGGAGACTAAGAACCGCGCAGATGCGGAGTCTTACCTCGTTGCAAAGGGCTGGGACCTTGATCGTGCTGTGCAGGCGTGGGAACGCGCAGATCGTACACACGACCTCGCCGCCAACAAGTCCGGCAAGCCAGCCACTGACATCGAGCGCCGCAACTGCATCATGGAAGTCGCCAAGCAAGGCGACTGCACCAACGCGACGGCCGAGAACTATCTCTGCCTCAACGACTGGAACGTGCAACGCAGCGTGACGGATATCCTGCGCGATCGCAAGCAAGGATTCGTCTTTGACTCGAAGATGACCGACGCGGTGCGTGACGCCGAAGGCGATCTCGACAAGCAAGTCCGCTCCGCGTACAAGAAACTCACCGACGAATTTGCAGCCAGCGGCGGCAACCGCCACGCACGAGGGTTCGCCTCGGCGCGCAGCGAGTTCATCAAAGTGAACTACAAGTACAAGGAATCGGTCGGCTCGTGGCACCCCCTGGCCCGCGAGATGGACTAAGACATGTCCGCCCCTGTCACTGTCCCCCAGTTCCGCGCGAACTTTACCGAGTTCGCGTCGACCACCATCTTCCCGAACTCCATGGTGCAGTTCTGGCTGAACGTGGCGTATATGATGCTGAATGCATCGCGCTGGGGCCGGCAGCTTGATCTGGGCGCGCAGCTCTACGCCGCGCACAACTGTGTCCTGGAAGCCCGCATGAACGCCGAAGCAGCCAACGGGGCAGTGCCCGGCGCGAACGGCAGCGGCATTGGCGTGGTCAACTCGAAGTCTGTCGACAAGGTGTCGGTCGGCCTTGACGTGTCTGCCATGCAGCAGGAATTCATGGGTGCTTATGGGCTCACCGTGTTCGGCGTGCGCCTGTGGCAGCTTATCCGTCTCTTCGGCGCTGGCCCGGTGCAAGTCGGAGCCCCTGGCCCCGCATGGGGTAACGGTACCTTCACCAGCCTTGGAGCTTGGAGCGGCCCGGACGTCACTCCGGGGTTCACGAATTTTTCGTGACTATGGTTAATCAAATTGCCCCAACGCTCGACCGACTGGTGCATATTACCATCGGTGGGGATCTAGCTATTGAAAACACCACGCCTGAACCAGCGCCACCGCCAGCACCAATTGCAGAGTTTGAAGGGACACCAACAATTGGAGAAGTGCCGCTGACGGTATTGTTCACTGACCTGACCATGGGTGGTATACCTACGGCCTGGGCGTGGACTTTTGGTGATGGCGGTACTTCATCACTTGAAGATCCATCATATACGTACGCATCGGCAGGAAGTTATGAAGTGACTATGACAGTCACGGTTGATACCAATAACTATGTAGTTCCAAAACCTGCTTATATTACGGTAACTGCTCCTCCCCCACCTCCTGGGCCGCTTGATGCCTACAGCGCCAATATGATGTTCTGCTACGGACGCAGAACACTTCTAAGTTCCTACGCAACTCAAAGACTTTATAGAGTTCGTCGTTCTACAGATAATGTAGAATCCGACATTATCCCTGGAACGGATGGAACCGATACTACAAATCTGACAGCCTTTGTCGGTTCAGCTTCTGCGTATCTTGTTACTTGGTACGATCAGAGTGGCATGGGTTTAGACATGACTCAGCCGACTGCTGGAGCGCAACCGCTCGTAGTAAACGCAGGCACTATTCTACGTAATTTCCAACCCAACGGCACTACCGACGGTATGGCAACTACCGGTAGCGTTGCGGCGAGCGCCGGGATGTCGTTCTACTTCACGGGCGTGCCGTATCCGGCAACTGGAACCGGTTTGCCGTTGATGTTTGGAACCAATGCATCGCCTAAGACTGCCATCATGGCCTATGCTATTTTGGGAGGCGGTAACAGCGGTCTTCTTGTAGGCATTGGCAGTGCGAATGGAAATTCTTATACCGGCGGGGATGCAGATGATGCATACGCCGTGGTTTTTGATACGACAAAATCTACTTTTATTACACAAGTAAATATCTATGTTGACGGCGGCAATCCGACATTTCATGGAACTGCTGGCAGCGTAGATAATAATCCAATTTCTGGTGGGCAGATTTGCTACGCTTCGTCGGTGAACTTCTCGAGCAACTACAGTGAAGCGCAATTCAGAACATTCGTTGGATACTCAGTTGCACATAGTATGGCGACGGCAACGGCAATTAACTTGATTTGCAACGGCACATAAGATGCCTAAAAACGCTGCAAGTAAGACGATTGACAAACTGCCGAAGGTGCTTTCTGGCATTAGCAAGTTGACGCTGAACGCGACATTTGTCGGTGTGCCATCAGAGAAAACGACGCGCGAACAATTGCAGCAAGAAAAAGGACCCATGACGAATGCGGCCCTCGCATTCATTCATGACAACGGCAGCGAGGCGGCGCATATACCTGCTCGGCCATTCATGCGGCCCGGTATCAAACGTGCGCAGAAATACATTGTTGAAGCCCTGAAGCAAGGTGCGAAAGCTGCACTAAAAGGAACCGACCCAGTCCGTTTCCTCAACCTTGCAGGGATGAAGGCTCAGGCGGAAATCCGTGGTGTAATCAATGAGGGTATTGGCCCCCCGTTGGCCGACTCAACGTTGTGGCAGCGTATCCGCCAACGTAAGTCAATTAAAGGGGCCAAAACCGAACTCAAGGCTCGTGCGAATGGCGAAGCGCCAAGCCTGGATAACGCTAAGCCGCTGATTGCTACGGCGCAGATGCGCAATGCCATCAACTATGTCATCAGGCGAAACAAGTGAATCCGTTTCTCGACGTCACTGAGCCACTAACAGACCCTGACTTTGCCACCGACTTCGGTGTGCTACGTCGGGTCGAAACCATTGGCACGAATGGACGTAACACATTCGCAATGTCGACGTTCGCAAACGTGATCGGCGTAATTACTTCTGGCAGCAGTAATGATCGCGATGCGCGAGATGCTTTCGAAGTCACGCCTCGCCAGATCACTGTGGTCACGCAGTTTCAATTGCAGGGTGAGATCACAGGTAGCCAGCCTGACATCGTTATTTGGCGGGGTAGCACGTACCTTGTCATTCGCGTGGACCCCTATGGGCATTTTGGCCCAGGGTTCTACGAAGCAGAATGCCGCAGTACAGTCTTGACGGACCCTGCTATCCTGTCGGGGCTGGCCGGTTTGGCGACAGGTACGGTAGTGGCTGGCTCAATGACTAATTTTAACGTTCAACAGAATAGCACGCTGGGGGCAATATGCTGCTGAAAGTAATCGACGCACTGGGTTCGTCGCAAACCATTATCGTACATGGTCAGGAAGCCATCGTTGACCACAGTGGTGCCCTGACTGGTACTGGCGACAGTGAACTTCTCATGGATGCCAATGCCACGCGCTCGGGCTGGCTGATGCAGAACATTGATGTGACTAGCATGTGGGTCAACGATACGGGAGCGGCTGCGGTTCCGAATACGATCGGTTCCTGGGAAGTTGCTCCCGGTGGTATATTTCCGCCTGCCGGCTTCCCAGTGCTGACGGGACAGATCCACATCAGCGGCACCAACGCTGCCAAGTACACCGCACGCGAGTGGTAAACCATGCCGGGTAACACCAGCGCCACGGGCGGCGCCCTGCTCCCCAGCAACCCGCCAGCGCCACCCCTAAACGACCAGCAGCTTGAAGACTTCTTTCAAGCCTGGACAGTTGCGCTCACTGGCTACCCGGCACCCATGGTGCGCCCATCATGGCAAACGAATGCTCCGAATATCCCCCAAAACGATATTGACTGGTGCAGTTTTAAAGTGAGCGTGAGCAGCGCAGATACCTTTGCCGTCAATTTGCAGTTCGCAACTGGTCAAGGCTATAATCAACTCCGCAGGCATCAAGTCCTAACTGTCAGGTATTCTTTCTGGGGTCCGAACGCCAGTAGCTTCGCAGATATGCTACGCGACGGCGGTGCGATCCCGCAGAATCTTGAAGTATTCCAGCTGAATAATATGGGCCTGATTGAATTCGGAGATCAGGTCACCGCCCCAGAAATTATTAAAGAACTGTGGTACCGCCGCGTTGATATGGAGATGCGGGTCAAGCGCCAGATTGTCCGCGAGTACCAAGTTCTTACGCTGGAAGCAGCCCAGATTCTACTGGATAACGAAATCTATACGACGACCATCAACGTCAACACGCCTTAAGACGGGACTAAATTATGACCGCTTCGCTTCCCATCAGCCGGCTGATCAGCACGTCGGTCAACCTTACGCCCGGTGGTGCCGCCGCACAGAACACGTCGCAGCTCCTGATCCTGGGTTCGTCGGCCACGATCGATCCGACGGAACGGTACCGTGTCTACAACGGCCTGTCTGAAGTGGCGACCGACTTCGGCACGACCGCGCCGGAGTACCTTGCTGCTCTGCTGTGGTTCGAACAGCTTCCGCAACCGACGAGCCTGCTGATTGGCCGCTGGGTGCAGTCGGCATCGCCTGCGTACTTGCGCGGTGGAGAGCTGCCTGCGGCGGACCAACTGATCGCGACGTGGAACGCCATCACGAACGGTTCCTTGCACGTCAGCGTCGGCGGCACGGTCACGTCGCTGACGGCGATGAACTTCAGTGGCGCCACCAATCTCAACGGTGTGGCGTCCATTATCCAGACGGCCTTGACCGGCGCGTCGGTGGCGGCAACCATCGTCTGGAACGCATCCTTCCAGCGTTTCGAGCTCACCAGCACCGCTACCGGCGCGGGCGCCACTGTTGGCTTCGTCACGGCAGGCACGGGCGGCACCGACATCAGCGCGCTGACCTGCATGACGGCGGCCCTGGGCGCCTACACGGCTCAAGGCGCGGTGGCCGAAACGGCGCTGGCGGCTGTGACACTGTTTGACAGCAACTACGGGCAAATCTGGTACGCCGTGACCGTGCTGGGCAGCGTGGACGCCGATACCCTGGCAATCGCTCCGTACATTGAAGGTAGCGAGAACCGCCACTTCTTCGGTGTGACCACACAAGAGGCGGCTGTTCTCAATAGTACGGACACGACGTCCATTCCGTATCTGCTCAATCAGGCAGGATACCGCCATACCGCTACGCAGTACAGCAGTTCCAACCCATATGCCGTGGTCTCTATGCTGGCGCGCATCTTGACGACGGACTATACCGCGAACAACTCGGTCATCACGCTGATGTACAAGCAGGAACCGGGCATCGTGGCGGAGAACATGAACGTTTCGCAGATCAGTGCGCTCGAAGCCAAGAACTGCAATGTCTTCGTGGCGTACAACAATAACACTGCCATCATTGAACCGGGTCTCTGTGCTTCGGGCGACTTCATTGATACCGTGATTGGTACAGACGCGCTGGCACTGGACATTCAGTCGGACGTCTACAACTTCCTTTATACCAGTCCCACCAAGATTCCGCAAACGGATGCCGGCAACCACAGCATCGTCAACGTAATCTCGGCCCGCCTGTCGGCATACGTCAACAATGGGTTGCTCGCACCGGGCATCTGGAACCAGACCGGCTTCGGCACGCTGGCGACCGGCGACTTCCTGCCGAATGGATACTACGTCTACGCACCGCCTATTGCCAGCCAGAACCCCACGGATCGTGCGGCCCGCAAGTCCGTTACCTTCCAAGTCGCTGCCAAGCTGGCTGGCGCGATCCACACCGTGGACATCCTGATCAACGTCAACCGCTAAAGGTAGAACTACATGTCCACCTACTCGTTCCTGAGCGTCAACTGCTCGCTGGTTGGCCCCGGTGGCTCAATCAATCTGGGCCAAGGGGCCGGCACGTCCGACGAAGGCATCACCATCGAAGCCTCCGAAGACATCGACAGCATGGTGATCGGCGCGGATGGAACATCCATGCACAGCCTGCATGCGAACAAGAGTGGCTCGGCCACGGTGCGTCTGCTGAAGACCAGCGCCATCAACCAGCAACTCGCTCTTCTGTACGCCTACCAGACCAGCAGCCCGGCTAACCACGGGCAGAACACGCTGACGCTGACGGATACCAACCTGGGCGATCTGGTGACGTGCCGCAACGTGGCGTTCAAGCGCGCGCCGAACCTCGTGTACGGTAAGGAAGCCGGCATGAACGAATGGTCGTTCACCGTCGGCCAGATCGACCGTGTCCTAGGAGCCCTTGCATGACCCACACCGGCAAGAGCGGCCGAGTCTACATGACCGGCACGCTGTCCCTCCCCGCGCAACTGCTGGTTGCGCGCAAGGTGGGAGCCATGATTCCCATCGTGCAACCGCTGGTTGCCAAAGCTAACGCCGGCAAAGACAAGACCCTTCTGGCGCTGATGCTGCTGGGCAACCTATCGGACGAAGCCTCGGACCAAGTCACCAAGGCGTGCCTTGGTGTGGTCAGCACGCAAGACGTGACAGGCGCCTTTGTGCGTCTGACCAACCCTCAAGGTGGCTTCATGTTTCAGGACGTTGCCGTTGAAGACATCTTTGCGGTCACCGCCATGGTCATCGCGGAGAACCTGGGCGATTTTTTTCGTACCGCCCTCGGCAGTTTGGAAGCGGAAGCAGAACAGACCTCGTGACGATGGCGTCAGGGGAAGACTGGCTGTATCGACCGCTCCTCCGAGGGCTTTTCAAGGCGGAATCACTGTATGACGGGTCGCTAGACTTGCTCGCCATCTGCAAGCTGAACGAGGCGCTCGATGTCCAGGCCGAAAACGAAGAACGGTTGAGGCAGAAGTAAATGTCCGGCACCTCTGAAGTTCTACAGGAATACCTCGTCAAGCTGGGCTTCAAGACAGACCAGGGCGAGCTCAAGAAGTTCCAAGAATCGCTCGGACTCGTTGGGAAACGAGTTATGGGTGTGGGCCTCGCTGTGGCCGGCGTGGTGGCCGGTGTTGAAGCCGCTGCCGCATCATTTGCCTACAGCATGCGGAAGGTCTACTTCGACTCTCAACTGGCACAGTCTAGCGTCAAGAATCTGCAGAGCTTGGAGTACGCGGGGAAGCAGGTTGGGATCTCTGCCGAAGCCATGGGCAGTGCGATCCATAGCATGGCGCAGGCGTTCCGCCTGAACCCTGGGATGAAGGGCTTAGTCGAATCGTTCGGCATCAAGGTTGAAGGCCGCGATGTTAGCGATGTCATGACTGACTACGTTCGGGCTATTAGCAAGATGCCCGAATTTCAGGGTGCTCAGTTTGCCGGCATGTTCGGTATGGATCCGGACACGTTTCACCAGATGCGCGAGCACATGGATGAAATTATTGCCAAGCAACAGCAGATGAAGCAGGCGTACGCCGATATGGGCGTTGATCTGGACAAGGCTGCCAAAGATTCAAACGAATACGCGAGCTCGCTGGACAACCTGAAGATGCATTTCGGGGCTCTTGAGACGACAATTCTCGCGCATGCCCTTCCGGCATTCAAGAGCTTCAATGCCGTTCTTGTCGAAGGAATGGACGACCTTACGAAGCACATCAGCAAAGTCGGCGTCCTCAAATCATGGTACGAAAGCACGCTCGGACTGCCCAGTGCGATCAGTAATGCGGCTTCGGATAATATTCGCGGCTGGATTGGCGATTTGCTTGGCGGCAAGAGCAGCGGAAAGCCCACGACCGCAGCGCAACGCAGTACAGGGGTACTAGCGATCCCGGGATCGGCCGCTGCCGGGGCCGGCAAGGGGCCTGCTGGGGCTAGTATGGGTTCGGATCCCCATGCCTATATTAATGCGCTCGAGAAAGAAGCAGGTCTGCCTCATGATATGATGTGGCGCGTCTACGGCATTGAAAGCGGTTTCGGGGCAAACCCTGGAACTTCGTCTGCCGGTGCGTTGGGGCCATGGCAATTCGTGAAGAACACTGGGGGTGATTACGGACTGAAGACTGATGCTGATCGAATGGATCCCGTTAAGTCTTCAAAAGCCGCACAGCGGTACCTGTCTCGTCTGATGAGCAAGTACGGCGGTAACGTAGACATGGCACTGGCTGCGTACAACGGCGGCCCACATCACCTCGACACTGTTGGTCTTGGTGGCATGCTGCCAGAGACGCAAGCATATCTCGGCAAGTACCATGCGCTTGAAAGCGGCAATCCTATCACTATCCAGAACACGTTCCACATCACAGGCAGCAACGCAAACGAGATCGCACACAAGGTGGCCGGTGCGCAGGCGCGCACGTACGGTGACGCCTTGCGTGACGGTCAAGGAGCGGTACGATGAGTGCCGGAAGTTTTGTCAGTGCTGGGGCACAACTTGGCCTTCAAGCTATTGCGATTGCTCCACTGCCACGTCGCATCTACAATATTGTTCAATTCAACGGTACTAGCTCGAACGATATCATCGCACAAGCGGTGGTTGAAGAACAGCACCAGGACGAGATGGAAGTGACGGTGCATCCGGTCGAAACCGGCGCACCGATCACCGACCACGCATTCGTGAGGCCGGCGCACTTGGTTCTCACCCTCATGTGGTCAAATAGCCCGCCTGTCGTTCGAACGTTGTCAGGTGACATTACTGGCATTGCGACTGCAAACAGTGCCATCGCGAATTCGGTGGTCGGTGCGGTGTCGGCGGCGCAGGCCGCGCTAAGCTTCACATCAAACCAGCAAGGCGCAGGTACCACAAGCATCAACACTGCATATGCGACACTGCTGAAGTTGCAACAGACGCGATCGTTGTTCTCTGTCATCACAGGCAAACGCCTGTACCAGAACATGATCTGTAAGTCGTTGCGTACCAGCACGAATTACAAGAGTGCTAATTCGCTCGAGATTACGGTCGAATGCCAGCAGGTATTTCTTGTTAATACGTCGGTGACTACATTGCCGGCTAGTTTGCAGGCTAACCCGCAAGACACCGCAACTTATCAGACCAACGGCAGCAAGGCGCTCACCCCGGCGCCCCAAGGTGCGGGGATCCTCATGCCATGACCACAGTACAGACCAGCTACGAGATTCCGCTTGAGCCAGCGGCGCAAACGTTCCAGATTGCCCTGGCCGGTGTCGTCTATTCGATTAGCCTATGGTGGAGCACCGCTGGCAACTGCTGGAACATTAGCATTGCAGACATCAACAACATTCCAATCATCAATTCAATTCCGTTGGTGACTGGGGTCGATCTGCTTGGCCCGTTTGGGTATCTTAACTTCGGCGGTCAACTGGTTGTGCAAACAGACCACGATCCCGATGCGGTACCAACGTTCAGCAATCTCGGCACTACCGGTCACGTCTATTTCGTTGTCACGACCGTCGTTGTGCAGCAGCCGGCTAACTACACGAATATCTATTTCGGCACGGATGGCAAAAAGACTATTGAGCCTGTCGGCGGTCGAGGCCTGGAGGACGCATGAGCGACCAGACCCAGTGGATTCGCAAGATCTCTTTGCAGGTCTTCAATGGCAATAAGGCGCTCGACCTGTCTGAATTGCGTATTCGGTTCGAGACAACGGTCGCCGATACTGAATCGCCCAACACGGCGGTCATTCGCGTGTACAACCTTTCCGATAACACAATTAAAAACATCCGGGAACAGTTCGGGCAGGTACAGCTCAGTGCCGGCTACGAACAGGGCAATTTCGGCTTAATCTTCCAAGGTACCATCAAACAATTCAAAGTTGGCCGCGAAGGGCCAACTGACACCTTCCTTGATATCTATGGCGCTGACGGCGACATTGGATACAACAATGCAGTCATCAATACCTCGCTGGCTAAGGGGCAGACGCCCCAGCAGGTAGCGGGGCAGCTTGGCACTGTACTAGGGTCGGCAGGAACAGACTTCGGATCACTGACCACAACCGCTCAATATACGCCGAGCATCCGCGGTCAGGTACTGTTCGGTATGGCGCGAGCACGTATGCGCAATCTGGCAAGCCATTTAGATGCCTCCTGGTCTGTGCAAAATGGTCAAGTTGTGATGATAGACAACACAGGTTATCGCGACGGTCAAGTGGTGAATGTCAACATTAACACCGGGCTTATTGGAGTTCCCGAGCAGACAGATGGCGGTATCAACGTCACGACGTTGTTGAATTCACGATACCGCATCGGATGCCAGATTAAGCTGAACAACAATGAGGTAAACCAACTCATCCAAAACAGCCCCACGAGCACACCCTACAATCGTTGGGCTGGTGTGCAGCAGATCGCGCCAATTGATGCCGACGGTCTGTACCGGGCGTTTGTGGTCACGCATAGCGGTGACTCCCGGGGTAACGATTGGTACTCGCATCTGACATTGTTGTCAGTCACGCCCAACCCATCTAATCGGCTGGGTTCAATCCCGCTGGCGAACGCCAATGGATCCTAAAGAACGCCTCAATAATCTGCGCGAAACTCTGATTGCCGTGCTTCAAGGTTGGCAGGCGGATATCTGGTCGGCGATGCCCGGCATCATCCAGTCAGTAAACCTTGATCAGCAGACTTGCGTGGTGCAGGTTGCAATCCAGATGTCTGTCCGCAATATTATGACGGGCGAAACCACTCAGCAGGCAATCAGCCCTCTGCTCGATTGCCCTCTCTTCTTCCCGCACGGCGGCAACTGTTCGATCACGTTTCCCGTGGCCGCTGGCGACGAATGCCTTGTGGTGTTTGCTTCGCGCTGTATCGACGGCTGGTGGCAGAACGGAGGCGTGCAACCCCAGGCCCTGTTCCGCATGCACGATCTGTCCGATGGTTTTGCGTTCGCGGGCTTCCGCTCAAACAGCAAAGTTGTCGGCTCAATTAGCGCGACAACTTTGCAAGTCAGATCCGCTGACGGTAACAATGTAATTGAACTAGACCCCATTGGTGGCAATGTCAATGTCAAGGCGACCACGCTGATCAAGCTCGACGCACCGATAATTTTGACGACCGGGCAAATCATTAATCAAGGTGGCATCGTTGCAGAAGACGGTGTTGATATTAGCGGTGGTGTTCTCATGGTCGGCACGCACAATTTCAATACACATGAACACACCGGAGTAACTACCGGCGGTGGTACTAGTGGACCCGTTGCGCCATGAGATATCGCACGCTCAGCCCGACTGGCGACTACACGTTCGGCCAGAATGGAACCAACTTTCTCATCAATTCTCCTGCGGCAGTAGCACAGGCGGTCAGGACGCGATTGGCGATTGCTGTCGGCGAATGGTTTCTTGACCTTTCTTACGGCACCCCGTACCAGTCAAAGATCCTTGGCGCTGGCCGCGTGTCAACCTACGACGCAGCCATTCAGGACGTCATTCTTAACACGCAAGGCGTCACCGATATCTCGCAGTACAGCAGCACAGTGAACCCAGATACGCGGGCCGCTTCCGTGTTTGTGGTTATCGACACGCTGTATGGCCCCGCAACCGTCAACGTGAGCATCTGATATGCCTACTTACCCGCTGCCCACCCTGGCACCAACCGTAGACGGCACGGGCATTTCTGCCCCGTCGTACAACGACATCTATCTTAGTTTGATTGCTTCGTTTCAATCGATCTATGGTTCTGACATCTATATTGCAGCGGACAGCCAGGACGGCCAGTGGATCGGTGTTCTGGCGCAAGCCATTTATGATAGCGGGCAAGCGGCAGTTGCCGTCTTCCAAGCCTTCTCGCCCACCTTTGCTCAAGGCGCAGGTCTGTCGTCGCTGGTCAAATTGACGGGCATCACGCGCGGGGTACCCACCAACAGCACGGCGCCTGTCAATGTCGTCGGGCAGGCCAACGCAACGATTGTTAATGGGGTGGCAGAAGACACGGCAGGCAACCTCTGGAACCTGCCAACCAGCGTGACCATCCCGTCGGGCGGCAGCATCAGCGTCACCGCTACGGCGCAGACTCCTGGTAGCATTCAAGCAATTGTTGGTGCTATCAATACCATCAACAATCCGCAGTTGGGTTGGCAAAGTGTTGTCAATACTGCGGCAGCTACCCCAGGCGCAGCAGTCGAGACCGATGCAGAACTACGCGTGCGGCAGTACAATTCTACGGCCATCTCTGCGCTCGGTATTCGAGAATCGATCTTCTCTGTTGTATCAAACCTTGCAGGCGTTACGTCGTGCACGGTGTACGATAACGATACGGGTAGCACTGACTCTAACGGTGTACCCGCCCACTCTATCGCTGTCATCGTTGGTGGCGGGACGATTAGCGATATTGTCAACGCTATCGGCGAAACTAAGCCTCCCGGTGCCCAGACCTACGGTACGACATCGGGTACGTATACCGACCAGTACGGACTGACCACACCAATCAACTTCTTCATTCTGGCGGACATCACGGTCTACTACGCAGTCACCGTGCAACCACTGGCCGGATTCGACAGCGTCAATACTCCCGGTCTTATTCAGGCCGCGCTGGCATCGTACACCAACCAGCTTAACATCGGCGAGGAAGTTTCGTACTTCCAAGCCATCTCGGCAGCCGGGTTGCCTGACGCCAATGGACGCCCGAACAACACGTTCAAGCTCACCGCGCTGTACCTGGGCACGGCGGCTTCACCTTCAACAATCACCGACATCCCAATCACTTTTAACGAGCAGCCCCAGACGGTGGCTGCCAACGCTGCAATCACGGTGCTGTAATGAGCGCAGACATCAGCAAGTACCAGAACCTAGTTCCGGTCGCGAACAGTAGCCAGCCGAATTTCATGGCAATGCTGGGTGTGTCGGTGCAGCCGTTTGCGGACATCGCTCAATTTCTGGGTTTGATTCCCAGCTATTACGACCTTGATGAAGCCATCGGTGTTCAGCTGGATACACTTGGCATGCTGATCGGTGTGCAACGACCGGGCGGCTTCAGCGACGACTACTATCGCATCATTCTGAAGGTGCGGATCCTGAACAACCATTGGCAGTGCAACAAACCCAGCGCTTACGAGTTGGCGAACGAATTGTTTGCTGGGTTGGGTTTCTCATTCTTCATTGAAGACCACGCTGATCTGTCCATCACATTAGGGGTCATTGGTACAGGAGTCCCGTCGGCTGAGATCATCACACTCTTGACAGGTGGGTACATGGACGTCAAGCCTGTTACCATCCGCATCGCTGGATACGCATACCAGTCTGGTGCAGGCCCCATCTTCGCGTTCGATATCGAAAACACATCCTTCGCCGGTTTCGACGTAGGATCCTGGGCAACCATTATCTGAGGCATCATTATGTCCGGTTCAAACGACTTCCTCCCTTTTGCAATTGATGGTTCTGCTAACGTAGCATCTCAATCAGCCTATGTAGCTGATGGCACCTATGTCGACGGTTTCCAGACCGGGCTTGCCAAGTCTCCGATCATGAACAAGGCAATTCGGCAAGCGTCGTTTGTTGCTTCGTGCCTTGCGCAGTTGATGGCGAATACGCTGGGTGTTGCCATCCTTGACAACGGCAGCACTAGCGCGTTTATCACGCAGCTCACTTCCCTATTCGGCACCAAGCCGGGCGGCGCCGCGCTACAGCTACTGTACCAGTCCGCAGCCAACGTCACCAGCTTCCTGACAGCCCCGACGACCGCCGGCCAGTTTCTGACTTTCAACGGCACCGCCATTGTGTGGTCACCGGCAGGCGGGTTCGTGTCCGGTACCAGCGGTCATAAAATTGATACGACCGGCAATATCGAACAGTGGATCGAAGTGCCGGGCATCGCCGGGGCGCAGATCATCACCGTCACGTACCCATTCCCATTCCCCAACAGCGCGAACATGCCGCGACCATTCGCATCAAATCCTGGCGCAACGGGTACGGGCAATATGTTTGTAGGTGCGACCGCAGTCACGTGGAGCCAGACGGGCTGCACGATCGATATCGGTGTCGTGCCCAGCGGCAACAACGTGACCGTCGCGGTCGACATTCGAGGTAACTGACATGCAACTCACCCCGCACTTCTCGCTCGAAGAACTGGTTGCCAGCGCAACCGCTGCCGAGAAGCACATCGACAACACGCCCGACGCGGCCATGATCGCCAACCTGACCACATTGGCCCAGGGCCTGGAGCTCGTCCGCGCGTTCCTGGGCAACGTGCCCATGCGTGTCAGCAGCGGGTACCGTTGCTCGGAACTGAACAAGTCGGTTGGCGGGGTGCCCGACAGTGCGCACCTGACGGGGTTCGCCGCGGACTTTGAAGCGCCGCAGTACGGGTCGCCGTTGCACATCGTGGCATCGCTGGCGAAGAGCGGCATCAAGTACGACCAATGCATCATGGAAAAGACCTGGGTGCACGTGAGCTTTGACCCGAAGATGCGCGGGCAGGTGCTCACCGCCAACTTCCACGACGGCCACGACACCACGTATACCGAAGGAGTGCAAGCATGAGCGACGCAATCATCAACACTGGCATCGGCGACGTCGCTGATCTCATCAAGGACGGCATCGACAAGATTTGGCCCGACAAGACCGATCAGGAGAAGGCGCAAGCCGCCTACCTGCTGGCCGCTCTACAAGGACAACTCGACATCAACAAGGCCGAGGCTGCCAACCCGTCAATCTTCGTGGCCGGCTGGCGCCCGTTCGTGGGCTGGGTGTGTGGCGTCGGCTTCGCCGTCAACGCCCTGGCCCCGCTGCTGGAATGGCTGGCGGCGCTGGTAGGTCACCCGGTCAAGTTCCCCGCCTTCGACACTAGCGTCGAGATGACGCTGCTGACGGGTATGCTGGGTCTTGGCGGCATGCGTTCGTTCGATAAGGTGAACGGCGTAGCTTCCGGCCACTAATCATGCGGGCACTGAAACGTCTGCGGCGCCCCGCCGTGGACGTAGCAAGCCATCGGCACGTCGACACATGGCGACTTTGGGCACTCGTCGGCGTTGGCATGTTTGCGTGCGGCGTACTGCTCGGGCGCGTGCTGGGGTTTGTAGTCGTCGCCTTTCCAGGTTGACACAAACAGCAAGCCGCCCAGGGTAATAAGTAGTGCCGTAGCGACCGCTTGAAGGGTTGAGTCCTTCATTGCGGCCTCGCGAACGATTGCTTGTGGTACCACGCGACGAAGGCTGTTACGTCGCCTCGGCAAACCTTGCCCTTGTGCTGCCAGCAGTTGGTCGCGGGGTAGTACATGACTGCGCCGGCCGGCGTGTTGACTCGCCACACGCCTTTCGACTGCTCCCGCGCCGGCACGTTGCCGCCTGTCAGGAGCTGTTCCACATTGTGGTCAAGCCGCTTGGCCTTCTTCTCGGCCTTCATTTTGTCCCAATCCCGGAAAAACTCACCCATTGTGCCGTCGTCGGCCATATGCACTCCTTGGTATGCCCCGGGAACCGCCCTGGCGGCCCCGTGGGGGCGTTAAAACGGGGGTGGCTGGTGCCACCCTAGCCAAACGGCCCTTGCGGGCCTGTAAGCAAGCCTTAGCTTTGTTCGCTCAGTACGTACAACTTCGACTTCGCGCGGGTGACCGCGACATAGCACAGGTGCTTTTCCTGTTCTTTTTGCCAGTCCTTCTTGATCCAGCGGGAGAAGTCCGTCTTGGGTTGCAACCAGTGCACCACGTCGGCTTCCAGGCCCTTCGACTTGTGGATAGTGGCGAGCCGCACCTTGCCGACGCCGTCCGCGAACAGGCTATCCACCAGCGCCAGCAGGCCGGGGATGTGGCGTTGCGTCTCGACAAGGCTGTCCGCCAAAAACGTGATAGCTTCGAACTTGTCATCGATAGCTTCAGTCTTGGCCTCGTCACCTTTGGCCCGCGCCTTCTCGGTCTCGCGCTCGCGCCACTTCTCGAGGCGTACTTCGAGGTCATTGATGCTGCTGGCCTTCATTTTGTTGATGAGTGCTTTCATGCCCTGGCCGATCTCCCGGCCCATGATGTAGCAAGGCACTTTCGCGCGCATGAGCGTGTAGGCCAGCGTGATCAGCGGCCTCGTGGTACGGCACACCACGAGGTCTTCGGCGGTGAACTGGGTGGCAGGCTTCCAGTCGAGTTCTAGGTCGCGCACTTCACCCGTCGGTGCGTTGGGAGCGGCCTCGATGTACGGCACCCACTTCTGTGCGTACTTGACGATGTCGGTACCGCAGCGGTACGACACGGTCAGCGGCAACTCGATGCAGCCGAACTCCTCGGCAATCATATTCATCGACTCGCTGTCGGCACCGCGAAACCCGTAGATGGCTTGCTTAGGGTCGCCCACGGCAATCAGTCGGCTGTTAGGCTTGAGGATCTTGCGCAGCAGCGCGCGCTGGATGGCGTTGGTGTCCTGGGCTTCGTCAACGAACACGAAGTCGAACTTGGGCAGCGACAGGCCGAACTTGACCGGCATGTACAGCATGTCGTCGAAGTCGATCATGTCGCTGTTATTGCTGAGTTCGAGCAGCTCCTGCGCCAGCTCGATCGCGCGGCCAAGGTTGCCCTCCTCGTTGTCCAGTTCGAGGTCGTGGTGCGCAATCAGTTCCAGCCAGCTTGCCTCCACGTTGGGCACCAGCGCGTCGATGCCCACACCACGGCCCAACCCCACCAACCGCTTGACGAAGCCTCCGTAGATTCGGTCGTCAGCGCCGCTGAAGTGCTCTTTGACCAACTTGAAGAGCTTGTCGGGGTCGGCCGCGCGCACGTTCTTGTAACGTGTGACCACGCTGTAGCACAGGCTGTGAAACGTCTTGGCGTTGACACCTCGGCCCTTCAGCTCGTCGGCTATCGACTTGTTGAAGGCCAGGAACACGGTGCCCAGGTGCGACGGCACCAAGTTCATCGCTTCCACAATGGTGGTCGACTTGCCGCTGCCGGCCACCGCCTTGATCACCGCGTTGCCCGTTGCCGTGCGTACGAAGTCGAAGATGGCCTGCTGGTACGACGACCAATTACGCGCCACGCGCACCGGGGGCGTGGGGTCGACCCAGTTCGGGTCACGGACGTAAGGCTGGACGGGCGGCAGGCTGTTGGCGGGACGGTTCATGGCGGTATTCCTTTAGGTGTGGTGCAGCCCCGGCGGACGCGCCGGGTTGTGCTGCGATGTGCAGTGTAGCGGGTTTTCACCCGCTCGCTTGACTTACTTGTAGCGGGCACCAGCGCAAGCGCCGCGCGAGTAGTAGCACTGCACCGAATCGTTGAAGGTGCCGTCGCGCTGGTCGGTGACCTCGGCGCTGCGACCTTCGCCACCAAGCTGATCTGCAGCCGCAACAGCGTCACGCTTAGACTCGAAAAGGTGAACTTCGGGGGCGGCGGTACGGGTGAAGACGGTAACTTGGTACATTTCGGTTCCTTCAGGTGAGTGGCGTTGCCGGCAGTGCTTGCCGGTGAAACAATTATCCGATGACCGAAATGACTTGTGTCTAGGTAGAAACCCTAGTCCTGCAGAAGCGGGTTGGGCAGCACGGCCGGCAGAACGCGGTCAGGCAGCTCCAGAGGCGTGCGCGCTTCGCGGCGCAAGGCGTTGCACGCCCGAATGGCTTCGTTGAGCGGCAGTGTGGTCACCAGCGCTGCCGTCAGGCATCCGGCCGGTTGACGCATCACGGCTACTTGCCCGCTATGGTGCGTGGCAGTGAAGTACACGTCGTGCATGTACATGGTATGGCGGTTCATGGCGAGCTCCTTCTTTGGTGAGCCCACTATAGACCAGAAATGTCCTCCCTCCTCGGGCAGGACTTGATGTCAGTGTGTTTCCTTGCCGAACCCGTTGAAGGTACGCCAGCGGTAGAACTCGATGCGCGCGTTATTCGGGTTGAAACCCTTGTCCATGGCAACGGCCAGCGCGTCAGCGAGGCTCACTTGAACAGGGTTGGCAAATTCGTCCAGGGCATCCCACACGTCGCGGCATTTGCCGGGCGCAGGTTCTTGCACTCCGTTCTGCGTACGGCGCCCGCCGTGCAAAACTTCCATGAGCGCCGAGCGCACGGCAGGTTCCATGACATGCTTGAGCCGGTCCATGACAGCTCGTTCGAGGCGCTTTTCGGTTGCGTTAGTCAGTTGCATTTCAACTCTCCATTAAAGCCGCATCAAAGTGTGTGCGACACCGCACAGTACACCCGTTTAGTGCGGTTGCAAACTATCCTTAACGCTCAAACTACCTGCCGAGTAGCCAAGATCCGAAAGCATGTCAAACGCTTCCCGTTCATACCAGTCAAAGTCCACATCTTGCGGCAAAGCTTGCGGCAAAGTCAGCAGTTGGCAGGCCCCATCGCTGCGCGCCACCTTGTTTCCGGTCTTTGCGTACACCATCTCGCCGCGTGGCGTAGTGGAGTAGTACCAACGCACAGACTTGCCTAGGTACTCGCCATCATGCACTGCGCCGCCGTTGACAGTGCGCACGCTAACGAACTTGCGCGGGTCAGTTGACGCCTTGATAGTGTCAATGATCGGAGTCTGCTTGACAAGGAATGCTTCAACGGCCTCGATCGCAATCTGCGTCGACGGGTTCTTTTTCAGCTTCTCGGTGGGGTCCTTGGTGTCGGCCGTCCACGGGTTAAAGAACGCCCCCTTGTTCTTGGTGGTACCGTCCAGCTTGACCGCAATGTAGTTGTTCACGTCACGCGAGTACAGGGCCGCGTACTTGGTCTCTTCGGTCTCGAAGTTGGTGTCGCGTTCCCACTGCGTCACGATGGCATGCATAAGCTCGTGCTTGTCGCGCGGGCAGTGCAGCACAATGCCGTCGGTGTTCGCGCTGACCACACGAATACCTGCCATCTCCATACGCTCAATAAGCATTAACAGCACCAGTTGACCCGTCAGAGTGGTTTGGATTAGCAGCTTCGGCGCATACAAGATGCTGTACTTCGACCCCAGCTTGCCATAGGTTCCATTGATAATAATCTTGCGGCTGTTCGCTTCACCCTTGCGCCCGGCAGCCTTAGCGGCAATGCGGCGGTCAACAAGGTCCTTGAACACATGCAAGAACGCCTTGCCCAAGTGCTCTGGGTACAAGCCTTGGTTGATGATGATCTTGGGGTAGAACGACACGACATCGAAGTCGTGCAGGCTGTGCGTGTCGTCGGTCTTATAGCTGACCGTGTGCTCGCTGCTGTGCAGGCCCCCAATCCCCATGCGGTATACGCCGTCGGCAATGCGGACTTCCATGTCTGCCAAGTGCTGCGGCAGGTTGATGGAACCATGTTCGCCGACAACGAAAGGCGTCTGACGCACTTGTTCCAGCACCCATTGCATGAGTGCCGACTTGTACTGCAAGAAGTGCGGCACGTCGTAGTAATACGTCGTGCCGATTGCGATGCTTGGCTTGGTGGGCCGGTACCCGTTCATGCGGCCCACGGCGTCGGCAATCACTACTTCGGCAATCTGTGCGTCTGACTTGCTACGCAGGTCTACACAGTATTCCTTACTCATCTGAACACGGAGTTGCACCGCTTCGTCCAAGCACTTGCGCAGGAAACCGGTAGTCGTCAGGTCATTGACGCAGTAGAAACGAACGATAGCAATTTGTTCGGGCGACAGTTCTGTGTCCGGATGGAACGGTAAGTCTTGCATCTTAGGCGCATGCAGCCGGCCGCCGTAGATCTTCAGGCTGGCACTGAGCGGCGCAACTTCAATCAGATCAATG